TAGAAATATAATCTTTAATTGCCTGTTGTCTTGTAGCTCTTGTAGAATTCTTTATTAGACAAAATTCTTTCACATCTTCACTCATATCTACAATTACAGGAACTCTTTTAAAAGCAGAGTCAGGGTCATCGTTATCCTCCGAGATATCATCAATCAATTCATGCGCCTCATTAAGAACACGACGATTTGTTGTTTTTCCACATTTTTTTCTTGTGGTCGCACTGTTCCAATCTGTTTCAGAAGTGACATTTGGGTCAAACTTACTTGTCCACATCTTTTCATATTTCTTTATAGATTCCAAATTAGTAAAACAAATTACATTGTGTTCTTCATAACCACAGAGACGTCCAAGAAATCCTTGAATAACAAATGAGTCATTGCCTTTGTGTGAATCAGCTCCTTTAGTCCAACGTTCAACCATTACACCAATATTATGCTTGATATTATGAGTTTTTGTAACTGACATACCGTCGGAAGAATATTCAAGAAACTCCAGAGTTTGAGCACATTTAAGTTTTTCCTTAATCATAACAAATGTAAATTTTTTTGGAGTTTTTGCCAGAAACTTTGGTAAATCGCTGATGCTACCGTCCATCGTATAATAGTGGAAGTTTTCAGAATCAAATTTCGCCCTATTTTCTTCAGAAAATCTAAGTTCTAATGTATTCCTGATGTTGTCTTCATACCAACTTTCATTAGGGCCGCGAACTCTAAACAGCAAATATTTTGGAGATTCAAACCGGACCAAAGCGGTTTCCAGTATGGTTTCAATATTAGAATAAATAGTAGATTCGTCAACGTCAAATAAACCATATTTGTCTCGTCCATAAATATTGCTATATTGGAAGAGCTGATTACGCTTTTTCATTTCTCTTGGACCAAAATATCCATCTCCTGCTTCCATAATATGAATTTCAACGTGTTCTTTCGGCCATTTTATTTGATTGAGAGCATAAAGCATTCCATCTGGTGTTGCTGAGAATTGAACAAGTTTGATATCATTTTCCATCATAAAGTCAAGTTTCCAATGTAGTTCTTTGAATACCATACTCATAGTTTGCTTAACTTGACAAGCCATATGAGTCTCATCAATAAGAACAAGAATATTCTGCTTTCCATTAACATCTTGTTTGAACTTTCCCATCTGTCCATTATGGTAAATATGGAGGTGTATAGATGCTGGAAAACGCTGCTTACACTGCTTCTCCCAATCTTTAGAACTTAGACCAGTTATTAAATAAATATTCTCAACAGGGATAAGGTTGTTTGCAATGAAGAATTTTAGAAATTCAACCATACAACCAGTTTTACCAGATTGAGTACGTCCAATAACCAACTGTATCACCTTCTTTAAATTGCCAAAGCTGTTAGAAATATCTTGTCCTGTGGAAATTTGATTCGGATATGTTTTAAGAATTTTCTTAACCTTTAGTCTTTTGTATTGAGTGGTAAACTCGTCACGGGATAAGACGATGTCTTCTGCCTTTTCCTCGTCATAATCAACTTGGATACGTTCAGTAAGAGTTGGATGATCATCAATAGATACGGAAAATTCAGTTGCTGCCGCAATATTGGATGTTTGAGACTCAATGTCACTAAGCTCTCTTTTAAACATTTGCTTTTTATATGTAGAAAGTTTGCTCAAATTTTCAGCAGTCAATTTAAGAAGTTTTTCTTCCTGAGATGACTCAATATCTGAGGATTTAGAAATTTGGGCAACTACACGTTTTGCGATTTGTACATTTTCGGTGGAAAGAGTGCTATATGTTGGGCTACTACTTCTTGAACCTCCACGCTTACTTACCTTTCTATCATTTCTCGGTTTACATAAAGGAATAATTTCCTCTACTTCGCTGGATTCGTATACTTCAATAGGATTCATTTAATGACTTCAATATAGGTGGGAACCTTAGTATCCTTAAGGGGTTACTAAATATATTCAATTTTTTTGATTTATGTGTAAAAAATGTTTAACTAAAAATTTGTTTAAGTTGTCCTATAAGATATTTGCTTTTTTCTTTGTTTATGTATATGAGTAAAAAATCTAGACGTGCTAATAAACCACATAGAAAGCATAAAAAATATACATCAAAACATAGAAAGCATAAAAGACACCATCTATATAGAAAAAGACGTGAAATATTATCTTTTCCAGGAAGCAAAGGCATGCCATTATTTACAAATCCAGAAAAACATAAATCGCAAAAAATATTAGTGAATTATGATAACAGTCAATCAGGAAATATGATTATGGGTTTAAGAAATATGTAGATAAATATATATATTATAAAGGAACTTAAAGACCTTTAAATTGAAAACTAAATATTTTAATTTAAAGAACAATGAAAAAAGAGTATTGACCCAGCGTCTCATCTTTTAAATAATTAATCAGTTACAAATTATAAACCTATCTATACATAATACTATCTATACATAAAACTATCTATATTTACCAATCTTCGTCAAATTCTTCATTTACGCCGAATTGTGATTTATAACAAATCGGCGACTCTGATTCATCATCTTCCTCTTCAGAATCAGAATCCCATGCGCCCCATGAAGTTGTTGGAACTTTGCTTGCTCCAGAAGCCCAAGGAGCAGGTTTGGCTTCAGCCTTTGGAGCAGCTCTACAATCTACAGGATTCTTGATAGAGAGAGGAAATGGTGCTATGACCTCAACCTTTGGAGCTGGTCTTAATAAAGCAGCAGCATAGTTTGTTGAGACCGACTGATTGCGAGTGAGTGATAGAGCAGAAAGAGCTGGAAACTCTTCCTTGACCTCAATCGGCTTCTTGGCCTCAATCGGCTTCTTGACCTCAATCGGCTTCTTGGCTGGGACGACTTCTTCTTCTTCTTCCGAATCTGAATCTAAAACAGCGAATGTATTATGATTAACTGACTTACCTTTTGGTTTTACTTCAGGCTTCTTGACCACCTGTGTGCGAGGTGCCTCATGTGAGGTGCACTTCTTTAACACAACACAGTACTTAATAGTATGACCTTTCTTGAAGCAGAATCGGCATTCCAAAGCCAGGAGAGTAGGACAAACAACCCTGGAATTTGGGTCGCGAGTTTCTCTGATGAAATGTGACCGATACTCAGATTCAAGCTTACCTGCATCTTGGCATACTTTGCAGAATTTCTGAATAGGAGCGGAGGAGTTGTTGGAACTAACTTTGCGAGACATTTTAGCGAGCGACTTTGAAAACTTGAAGTTTGATTACCAGTAGTATAATCTACTATCTATTTATTGGTAGTAAAGTATTTCAATTTTTTATGTTACTTATATAAATAACTAATAACTAAAAATTTTTAATATAAAAAAAATGTCTAAAGCCTTTATTAAATATTACACTAAATTTACCTACATTACACTAAATTATACAATTCTAAAATTTCTCATTCTACGAGCTCATATTATCACAATTAAATCTCGACGAATTTGTAACTCGTTCATTGTTAGTTTATCTGAACTTTAATAAATTAAAATCCAGAACGCCAACGATAACTTCCTTTTGGTCCACGACATCCATAATAATCTAAATCAATTAATGTTTGACATTTTTTTACTAATTCTTTTAATTCTTCTAGTTCTTTTCCAACCAAATGTCGTTTTAAATGAGACACTATAATACCCATTCTTTCAAAATATTTATCAGAAAGTTGTTCAAGTGACAATCCGCCCCTGTAATCAGAGACCAATTTAAGAATGTCTGTTTGAGACTGTAATTTCTGAATTTCTTCTTTTCTCTCTTCTTTCTCTGACTCAATTGCCATTAAAACCCGGCCTTTTTTTACCTTTTCTTGAATAACTGAGCTTCGTAACTTACCAGTGATTTGAACTTCTTGTAGAGACATTTTAGCGAGCGACTTTGAAAACTTGAAGTTTGATTACCAGTAGTATAATCTACTATCTATTTATTGGTAGTAAATATTTCAATTTTTTATGTTACTTATATAATAAGTAATAACTAACAATTTTTAATATAAAAAAAATGTCTAAGGCCTGATTAAATATTACACTAAAATTACCTACATTACACTAAATTAGTCACTAAATTAGACACTAATTATACACTAAATTATACACTAAATTAGACACTAAATTATACACTAAATTATACACTATTCTAAAATTTCTCCTTCTTCGAGCTCATATTTACCACGATTGAATAAGTCGCGGCGAATTTGTAACTGAGCCTGTAATTTCTTCTGTATTTCTTCTTTCCTCTCTTGTTCCTCTTCTTCTTCAGACTCAATTGCCATTAAAGCCCAGCTTTTTTTTACCTTTTCTTGAATACCTGAGCTTGGTAAAATTTTACCGGTGATTTGAACTTGTTCTTGTAGAGTCATTTTGAGCGTAGTATAATGGCATGTGTATACTAATATTACATATGGTATTAAATTCAATTTTTTGTTATAAAGATATAAAACATTTTAACTAAAAATAATATATATACTCATTTCAAATGGTAATATACGCATACATATCAGTAACTATTTGTATGACAAATGATTGTATATTATATTTTTAGTTTATATATTTTAAGCATTAATAAATAAAAAATTGAAATACTTTTGACCAATAAACTAGTCAATAGAATTAAAGTGGGCATCCAGTGATTCAAATCGCGTTACAGTATTTAAAATGACCGAAGCAGTTATCAACCTCCGTTATCTCGCTGAATCACAGCCTTCTCTCTGTATTCCTCGTGTCTTCAACAATATTACCGAAGCCAGGATTCGTCAAGTATTTGATGACCTTGGTCTCGGAAAGATTAGTCGTATAGATATCAAGGAACGCAAGAGTGAGAAAGGCGACTCATTTAAGCGAGTATACGTGCACTTTGATAAGTGGTTTTGGAATGAAGATGCTCAAGCAGCGCGTAGAAAATTGGTATCAGGTAAGGAAATTAAAATAGTTTATGATAACCCTTGGTTTTGGAAGGTAAGTGCTAGTAAATGGGAGCCAACGACTAGCATACAAGACAAATCGTATCCACAGCGTTCAAGAGCCCATATTGACTTTGGGGATTCAGTAGACCAAAAGCATCACAATCGCGTAACGGATGAGTTTGGACGCGATTTGAGATTCAAAAATGAATACGAAGACTGTAATAGACAGGTTCGTCGTGATGAAATTCACAGACATGAGCCTCGTAGATACAATGATTCCAGAGAACAACATTACAGAACCGACAATCGCAGACAAGAAGTTTCAAAAGACCATAGAAACGACAACAGAAGACGTGATGATTCCAGAGAAAGGCGTAGACCAGACAATCGTAGTTCTGATTACAAATATGAGAAAAGAAATCCTATTGTCCCAACACTCACTCGTAAAGCAGAATATCCTGTTACTCAAAAAAGTACTACTCCTTGCTCATCTCCTCCAAGAATCAGTGAAGTAGACAATCCAGACACTATTACGGCTCAATATATGGTGAAGATTGATTATGGAAACGCCGTGCCACCACCACCAAGACGTAAAACTGGAGGAGAGACAAAGAAGCCTATTCTAGAATTAGTTGAACAGGCGCCAAATAATTTAGAGGAAGGTGAAGTTGTTGAAAACAAGAAAATAGTATACACTGAGCTAAGCGAAGAAGACAGGAAGGAATGCGATGAATTGTATGGGGACATTTTCAATGATTAAGTTGTATAGTTTGTAGTTTGTAGTTTGTAGTTTGTAGTTTGTAGCTTGTAACTTGTATTACTATGTAAATTAAGTAATTAAAAGAAATGTGAGGCACCTTGCCAACATTTTTTTTTATAAAAAAAAATTGATTTAGAATTATTTCAAAAACTTATAAGTACAAGTTATAATTTAAGTTGTTTAAAGCTTTAAAATGTCATGCTCATTCTGTTCTTGTAATTTACATAATATCACCAATTGTAATAGTGAGATGATTGGTGTTTTATATGAAAGAATACAAAAAATATATATGGACATCATTAGACAATATCATGAAGAATCAGAGATGAGATTTAAATCAGCGATAAACCGAAGATTTAATGCAAGGGAAATACGAGGTGTTGGAGTAAGATATACACACGCTTTTGCAAGAAGCTCAAAACAATCATTAGTAAATAGTTTATGGCAGTATTTTAGTTCACGTATTTCTCTTCCTGTCCAAACAGATAATGAAGGTTGGCTTGAAGTAAGGAGATTACCGACGCACCCTGATATAATTCCAGATTTTGCTAGTGATTTAGAGCAAGTTAATTTGGAAGAAGAACCGGAGGATATTACTTGGTATATTGATAGCACACCTTCTCTAATTTCGGTTCCGAGACTTAATCTATTATGGTCAAGTCAACTACCGAGAAATTTTGTACATCATCAAAGTGAATATAACTTGGATACAACAAGAACCCATGGTATAGTTGCTCCTGCTCCTCAAATAAAAAAATACAATATTATTCCAGTGTTAGTTCTAAATGATGAAGAAGAGTTTGTAAAAGAATGTTCAATTTGTTATGAAGATATAAGCAGTATATATCTGGTGAAGTTGGGCTGTGCTCATTATTTCTGTGGAGTTTGTATTAAAGGCTGGTTAAATGCCCATAATAATATACGTCATGGTCCAACATGTGCATTATGTAGAGCACCGATGGAGAATTTTAGTGTAAAAAATCAAGAAATTTATAATTTAGTATCAGAGCATTGTTATTTGTAATTGTTTGCAGTTTGCAGTTTGTAGTTTGTAGTTTGTAGTTTGTAGTTTGTAAAGTATTTAAAGCTCTTTAAGTTCTTTTTTTTATTAATGTTTAAAATTGAATTACTTTAAATAAACATGAATTATAATATTTAAAATATGACCACATTTGAACGTTTAAATATTATATCAAATATCAATCCTAATTGGTATCAACAGATTACTGATTTTATTAAAGAAAATCCAGAGTTTGAAAAAATTATTTATCTTTCTTCTCTAACAGAGTATCCTATAGGGTTTAATAAAAATCCTAATGAACCTTTTAACCCAAATGCACCAAGAAATATTTTTGAAACAATTGTATATTCTATTGCAGCGTCTGGTGTTAATATGAAATATGGATATTCACAATATATACAAATCATATCTTATTTAAGAGAGATTAACATTTTTGAAGAAAATATGGTGTTTCCATTTAAAATCCAACCAAAAAAAGAACAAATATATATAAATCTTATTAATATATTATTACAAAATGATATTATCATAAATGAAATGACGTTAGACAATTTAGAACTTGTTAAAGAAATTAAAGGAATAGGTATAACTACCATTTCTCTATGTGAGACGTTATATGGGAATATAACATCTATTCCATATACCGACCGTAATTGGGTTCACGGATTTTCTAAATTTTATAATATCATAAACCCAACCAAAAAACAAATATTAGAAAAAACAAATAAATGGACAAATAAAAGAGTTGGTATAATGCTTATAGAACAATGTTTTAGATATTATTAAATACTTATTATCACTTTGTTAGTTTATTTTAATATAATAATCCATTTTTTTCTAAGTTTATTTTATAGATGGGAAAATCCAATATATATAATAGATTTTTTGGAAGTTCACAGATGAAAGGAGGCGAAAAAATGGGAAATTTGATTAAACTAATGTATGAAAAGAAAGAATTCTTGATTCTTGTTTTTGCCAATTTAATAACACAATTAGGAATTACATATTATGTAATGGAACGAACTCCCGAACGGATGGATATAAGTATTTGGCCTCTTTTTGCAGCCCAGCTAATTATTATTTTTGTAATGGCATTGGTTCCTATGCCAGATTTTTTCAAGTTTTTATTATTTTGTTTCTTTTCTTATACTTTTGGACTCATGCTTTCAGTTCTCAAAAAGAAATATAATCCTGATATGATAAATATAGCCATTCAAGGAGCCTTGACAGTTTTCGCATTTATGTTAGCAACAGGTGTAGCCCTTTTTGCCGGAGGCATTAATCTTGGCTACAAATTTGGTACCGTATTATTTTGGACATTATTAGCATTAATTGTAGCACAGCTAGTTTTTGTTCTAGGAGCCAAGATGAATCAAGCACATAAAATATTGTCATTTGTTGGAATCATTCTTTTTGCCCTTTATGTTATTTATGATACTAACAAAATTTTACAAAGAGATTATTATGGCAACTTTATCACTGCGTCTATGGATTATTATTTGGATATTATTAATTTATTTACTTCTTTTCTTTATTCTAATAAAGATTAAAATAACTTAAAGATTATCATCATATTTAATTATATGGAATTTGACAATATAACAGAATTTAATTCTTTTGTAAATCAGGTGAAAAATAATTCGTGTCATGATAAAATTATGCTTTTATCTATTTTTGTTGATAGTGATGATGAAGAACTAAAGAAACTATATGTAGAAGCCGCACAAAAACATAATCAAAAAATTCTAGATGACCCACATTTTTATGATGCCGGTTTTGATGTGTTTTTACCAAAATATGAACAAAATGGCATTGAACGTTCTAGATTTTTTAGCCCATTTGACTCAGACTCAGTTTGGTCAATGCAAACACCTGTTACTAAAGTTGATTTTAATATTAAATGTTCTGCTAAACTATATAATAATTCTAACTTACGTTATACGTCATTTTATACATATGCGCGCTCAAGTATGTCAAAAACACCTTTACGTTTAGCAAATAACCAAGGAATTATTGATACTGGGTATCGTGGTAATTTAATTGGTATGTTTGATAACATTAGTAAAACTATTTGGTATATGAATAAGTATTCAAGAATGTTACAGATTTGTGCACCTGGTTTAATACCTATTTATGTAAATATTGTTAATACAATTGATGAACTTGGACCATCTACTTCACGAGGAGATGGAGGATTTGGTTCAACCGGAATATAAACTATTATAATATAACTATAAACAAACTTAAAAATATTATATTATAATATATCATAATGTTTGTTAGTTTATCTCTTTTCTTATTATTTTTGGGTGTATCTGGAAAGACATTACCAGATACTATAACTGAATTAAAACTTGATAGTTACTTAGGTCATTGGTATCAAATTTATGGAGCTCCCACAAATACTATTTTTCAAGGTTACGGAACTTGTATAACTGCTGATTATGGTTTATTAGATAATGGATATGTTAGTGTATTAAATTCACAATTAAATGAAAACAAAGAAATTGAAAAAATCAATGGATATGCGTATTATCAAAATGTATCTGAACCCGGCAAATTAACCGTTCATCTTGATGGCGTTCCAGTTGACTCACCATATTGGATAGTAAAATTAGGAGAAATTGTTGATAATCAATATCAATACAGTATTATTACAACACCATCAGGTATTTCTTTATGGGTATTAACACGTGATTTAGATAAATTTAATGAATTATATGCTGCTGAAGTTCTTGAATTTCTTGATCAATATAAATTCAAATATACTTCTATAGAACAAACTGATTGTGAACCAACAGTTGACTATTTTGTTGATAGAACTAATAATATGCTCAGAACAAATTATCAATCACAATGTCAAGTTGCTAGTTATTTAAGAAAATCAGGATTTCCTGAATATTCAGTACCAACTATGGTTTGTATTAGTAAATATGAGAGTTCGTATAATTGTGATGCCACAAATAAAAATACAGATGGTTCAACTGATTATGGATTAATGCAAATAAATAGTTATTATTGGTGTTCAGGTGACCCTCTATCTAAATATAACAGTTGTGGAACATCATGTTCCAGTTTATTTAATTGTCAAACAAATACAAATTGTGCTTATACTGTCTGGAAACAACAAGGCTATACCGCATGGTATGGATATAAAAATCATAAATCTGAATGTGACAATTATAAAATTAGTTGTTAGGATTAAGTTTTTAATTATTTTTATCTAGAAATATTCTAAATAAAAATATAAAAATAATTATTAAATTAAACAAATTCTGAATAATGTGCGTATTGAACAATAAACATCAATCCTACTTTTTTATTTGTCCAAGTATCTGTTATTAATTTTAACTCATGTTTTGTTGGGTTTGTTAAGCAATAAAACATTGACATACCTCTTTTAAACTGCTTATCACCATAAGGAAGACATCTATCGCTTGTTACTTCATCATATAGCAAATGTAAAAGTGTAACTGTGCTTTCAGTCATACCTTCAACACTTTCAATAATCTCCATATGTTCTGGTATATATTTCAAATCATTCACACTAATATTTGTTTCAATTAGTTTATTTATAAGAGCTTTATAAATTGGAATTTTTTCAGACTGCGCATTAGCAGGCATTTTCATATTTTTAGTAAACCCTTTACATTTCCTAAAATAATTTAACATCAATAAATATTGCGATTTTCCGTAATCAATATCTGCCCCTGCAAAAGCTAAACCATATAAAATTGTTTCAAATATATTTTTTGGAGCATCTTTATCATCTTCATGAGGATTTTTATTAAATCCATTTGGATATTCATCCAGTGCAACAATAGGAATTAATTTGTTAAAAGTTGAATGTTCTTCTAAAAACTCATTAATCTGCTTAAACCATGATGGATTAATAAAATTTATTATGTGCAATCTGTTCATACTTACTATACTATGTATACCATCTTTTTAAGTGGTTTGCGTTAAATTTTTTTAGAAATATAATATATAAATGACATTCTCATTGGGAACCTTATTTTCTAGGAAAAATATTAACTTGGTTGTTGGATTAATCACGCTGTTAATTGTTTTATGGGTTGTTATGTTTGCTATACCTAGTTTGTTTGTTAGTTTGTTTGATACTATTTTAGGAAATTTAATTCTTATTGCTTTTATTTTCCTTGCCGGAATGTATAATGTTAACTTAGCCGTTGGTCTTGCTATTGTATTTACAGTTTTATGGCGCTTTTCACACATGAGAGTTGAACAGTTCTTTATCTAAATTATTTTATAACCATATTTTAATATGAAATATAGTTATAATATTATTATTTTTATTATCATCATTGGAATCATAATATTTAATTCATTTACAAAACATTATCAAAAAAATGGATTTCAAAATTATAATACACCTTGGTCTCCTGATTTAATTAAAAGATTTAATATTTATCAAACTACAATGAATACAGGTGTTAATCAATTTGATTTAGAACAATTACAAAGACAAGCTACTCCTCTAGAAGCCGAAGAATATCTAAAAAACGGAATATGGACATGGCCTGATGATTTAAAAAATTTATATATTGAACAAGTTTGGACTAATCCTATTATTAAAATTGACCCATATTATGCTCTTAATTATGCTATGAGAATATATAATCAAAATGCGGTTAGAGAATTATTAGCATGGAATACAAAGGAAGGACATTTTTTATTATATGGCGGTAATCTTGGAGTTTCAGATGGGATGCCCAAAAATATTAATAATACAATTAAATGTTCAACTGATTCCATTAATAATTCTGTTATGCAAAAAAAAATATATACTGGAATGAATTTATGGAATGGTTACATGAATTCAACTATAAATGAGGTAAACCCAGAAGATATTCCTAAAGAAATGCCAGGGTTTAGTTTTGTTAAAACGCCTTGTAATCCTTGTGTTGCATTGAATTCTCCTGGCGATTTTAGCTGTCCATTTAGACTGAATATTAAAGGTGATAATACTATTAGTGAACCTTGGAAACAATTATGGAACTTATAACAACCAATAAAAAATTATTTATTTAATTAGTTAATTAGTTACAATATTAAGCGCTATTTTTCTAATTTTATTTTTCTAATTTTATTTTTATCATTATAGGGACTGTATACCACTTACCTCTCTCATTAATGATACCACTTCAGGAGTTGAAAATGGGGATAGGATATCTTGGTTTGGAACATAATTGTCAATATGATTTATAGTAGTAATATTATTACTATCTGGAACTATGTTTTGTTCACTTGATAAATACATAAGAGATGATATATCGGTTGTATGTCTTTGTAAACGCACCATACATAGAGGTTTATAATTAATATTATCAATGTCTAAATCCAGTATAGATGAAGATGAACACATATATATTTGTTGGCGACCATTAGATGTTTGTCTTGCACATGTATACATTCTTCCCAATGGAGTACCTGTAGTTTTATAGGCAATATAAATATCATCACATAACATTTTCATTATAGGATGACTTTCAAGGTTTTTATCCTTCATATAATTTATCATAGTTTTGTAAAACTCATTTATCTTTTCTTTAAGCTCTGTCTGTTTTTCTTGTAGTGATTGAGTTGATTCTTCTAATGTTGTACCCTTATCTCGGTTTATTATATATTTGGGTGTATATGATTTTTTATAATGTCCTGAAAATTGTCTTGATTCGTATAGCAACTCTTGAGTTCTTTGTCTAAATAAATAAACACCTAAATCAGTTTTTTGTGATAAGTAATTATAAACACGAACATCAATTAGTTTTTCATAAATGTTAATTTGTTGGAACTGACGTGTCTTAATAATTGTTTTTCCATTAATAGATATGGAGCATCTATCTATATTTTTTGACCTAACATGGTAAGTCTTCATTTGTTCGCTTACTAGATTTCCAATCTGTATATCTTTAGTCCAAGTGTTTGTCTGATAATTATATAATTCCGCACTATTCGCTGATAATGTAACATCTTCAATAGCCTTGTATAAAATACTGTGAATAACTTCACCGTAAACGAGACCAGCTTTTTCTGAAGCATCAATAAATCTATATTCGTTTCCTTTTTCTCTTGATAAATGCAACAGTAGTTCTGAGTCATGGTTTAAACCGTAACCAATAAATACATTTGTACAATTTTTTGGAACTAATTCTAAAAGATGGGTATAATCACAAGACCCAGATGTTATATGGCCATCAGTAAGAAATATATGAACTATTTCATGATCTGGATTAGTAGCATGATGACTATAAATCTCTTGCGATGCTTTTTCCAGAGCTAATTCAATATTTGTTGAACCAGAAGGTGTAATTTTTTGTATTATTAATGTAATTAATTCTTCAATATTGGCATCATGTATATTTGTGACATCGTTTATAATTGTTCGTACGACACTATCAAATGTTTGAACATGAACTGAAATATTACATTTGTTATTTTCATGAAAAAGGCTTAGCATGTTTTCTAATGTATGTTGAATATGTTGTATCTTTGTTCTTCTATCAGAACATATAGAGGACATAGAACCTGATGAGTCTATTGTAAAGACCATATGAATATGTTTTTTATTAATCGGAATTTCTGGACGAATCTGAATATCCAAAATCCCAAATTTATATTCTGAGTCTTCATCATTAAATATTTTAATAGGATAAGGTATTGTGTCGCTATGGAAAATTAATGAGGTATAATCAATTATTGGTTGACATCTCATACAAGGCGGCAAGTATGGAAAATCAGGGTCGTTTTCCATATATGAAGAGGGTGAATTTTGATTAAAAGTTGACATTCTTGTTAAATACTTCGTAAACTAAGTATATGATTATATTTAAGTTATTTATAAATCAATTTTTTTTATACTTCTACATTTTAAATATTTATTTGGATAAGTATTTAAAGATACTAAATAAATATTATAATGGAATCTGAATCTACTACGCAACTATCTACAGCTGGAGGAGAAAAAAAGCAAGTAAGACTTGTTGATATTCCTCTTAACACACAACAGGATGCTTTACAACTAATCGTAACTTTTTTACATTTGGCCCAAAAGAGAGGTTCTTTTACTTTGGATGAATCTGCCAAGTTATGGGAATGTATTAAGATGTTTCAACAATAATATTTGTATATTTTATAAATGTTTTTTTTAGAAAATATACAAACATATAAATGGCTATTATTTGCATCATTTTTTAGTGCATTAACTATTCTAATGGTAAAACAATACGAAAAAAATACTAATTATTTATATTTGTTAGTTATTTCTTTATCAGAATTTTGTTTAATTTATAGTTATATAGAATTATTAAAAAAAGGTGAATTAATAACACAGTTTGCTTTAGTTAAAATTATATCAATATTTATTGTGATAATTCCTGGTATTATATTTTTTAATAGTGTACTAACAATCCAAAAAATTATAGGATTACTATTTGGAATAATTGCAATCTATTTATTAAATTAATCAGAGATAATAATAATTTCTTCAATACTAGGATTTCTTACAAGTTTAAGTGAAGGATTCAATGGTAATCCTTGTTTACATCCCGGACAACGATGAGTTACATCTTCTCTTGCAAAGCCTCTGTGTGGGTTCCACCAACAATCTTCACAAATTCTATGCGCCTTTACTCCATGCGTTTGAAGACAAGCTGATGGAACATACATTTTATTACGAGGAAATTTATTGTCACACATACAACAAGGTATGTTATCATTTGGCGAAATAGCAGTAAGTCCGCGTGCTTTAATATTACTAAAACGTCTTTTAAATGGAGAATGATTGCGACGAGTACGATTTTTATGTGATTTACGAAATTTACGTGATTTACGAAATTTACGTGATTTACGTGATTTACTATAATGTTTATTAGTCATTATATTATATGTGTTTAAAATTATTATATATTTATACAAATTAATAATCAATTTTATATTGATGAAACAACATCAAATACAAAGTACAGAATAATTTTATATATAAAATATATGGAAATTATTTACAATAACGGCATATATGTTTCAGGACAATTTTTAACACCCCAACAAACACAAAATAAACCTGTTGTTAGTTTGAAAGGATTACATACTAACAAAAATTATACTTTAATTATGTCAGACCCTAATGCTGTAGGAGGAAATTATATCCATTGGATTGTTACAAATATACATGGAAATAATTTTGATTCGGGTAAAAATTTGTTTTCATATTATGGACCTCATCCACCAAAAGATTCAGGAAAACATAATTATATTTTTTTATTGTATGAATCTGAAGAAAATATGATTATATCTTTAGACCCAAATCAAAGACAAATAGAATTGGAAGATATTTTAAAGAAACTATTTATAAATAGTAAACCAGTTTATATAAAACAATTTATTAGCGAGTATCAACAAGGCGGTAAACGTACAAAAAAGAGAAACAATAAAGGAAGAAGTTGTAAAAGAAGAAGTTGTAAAAAAAGAAGAAGTTGTAAAAGAAGAAAATACTAACAATAATAATCAATTAAATTAAATCCATGATTACTAATACATCCTTCTAGGTTTGGATGGGTTAAAACTGTGTTAATTAATAATTTTTCTTCTTCTGTTAGTTCAATGTTAGTTAATTCATTATAAATTTGTTTTATTTCCGTAAAATAATCAGGGTTTGAAATAATTCTTTGAACTATTAATACGTCATTTAATATACGTCGTTCTATATCAAAATTTTGTCTTTCTTCTGATGTGTATTTTTCCCAATAATTATCTTCTTTATATTTGTTTGTTAGTTCAGTAAACTTTTGTTCAAGATTTTCAACATGAGTTTGTGAAAATGCTGGAAGATTTGCTATGTCTTCACTATATTTTATATATTTATTATACATTTTAACATCATAATATTTAAATGCTTCTGGATGAACTATTCTATCTTTTAAATAGTCATATGTTATGTTATCATTATTTTGTATATATTTTTGTATATGTTCTCTTTTTGCAAATCGTTTTTCAAGTTGATTGTTATTAATAATAACTAGCTTATAAGAATCTGAATCGCGACTGACTTTTTCAAGCTTTAACATTTTTCTTGTCTTCATACAAATAGGTAAAAGCTCATCAAATGTATCAATTGGTTTTTCTAAAAATATAACATATTCAATGCCATAAAAATTGCCATGAACCATTTATATGTTTACATAATTAGTTTTAAATACTATGACTATGAATTAAATAATAATAAAATTGAACTTAAAGAAGTAATAACTTTAATTACTATAAATAAAATTAAATAATAATTCTAACATGACCACTTCTAATTTATTTATTATAGCTATTTCTTGTAGTATTTTATCTATATTAGTTTGTGTTTTTATTAATTATTGTAGATATAAACGTAGACAAGAAATTGAGATAAATAGATTACATACTAAAAATAGAATATTTTTTAGAATTAAAGTACAACCATCTATTGATATAAATACAGAAGAACTTAAGGATGAATTTGAACTATATGATATTATACAACCTGGATATAAAAATGTATAATTATTATTTCATCTATTTAATATTTATTAATTATATAAATGGATAATAATCTCCAAAACTATATTAAACAAAAAATTGAACAACTAACAACCACTTTTAATTTAAATTTGCTTTCACTTAGAAATATACTTGTTACCAATATTAAGAAAATTAATAAAATGAATATCTTAATATATATTAAGATTCAACACTTCAATGCTCTTAAAAAAACATATAATAATTCTATAGCAAAACTAACAAAACAATATAAGAAAAATAAAAATTATATTTTATCACTTACTACTATTCCAACAAATAAATATTCTTTATTAATAGGCATTAATTATATTGGTACATCCAATGAATTATTTGGATGTATTAATGATACTAATAATATCAAGCATATGTTACAAGACAAATTTTCATATAATAATTTTATTTTTTTAACTGATAAAACTAACAAAAAACCTACTAAAAACAATATTATAAATGAACTTACTAATTTGTTAGTTCGTTCAAATACTGGAGATTCACTTTTCTTTTTATATAGTGGTCATGGAACATACACAGTTGATATTAATAATGATGAACTTGATAGACAAGATGAAATTATTGTTCCTTTAGATGGCACAACTATTAATACATGTATATCTGATGATATGCTTAATCAAATTATTCAAAATAATTTAAAAGAGGGAGTCAAATTATTTATGTTATTTGATTGTTGCTTTAGTGGAACTATTATTGACCTTAAATATAATTATCTTGACAGTGATAATTTTAATAATACAACTATTAATCCTAATGTTTCAGAAACTGTTAGTCAAGTTGTTATGATTAGTGGTTGTAAGGATACTCAAACTAGTGATGATGCTATTGTTAATTATAATAACAAGGTTATTAATTCAGGAGCTATGTCTTTTTCATTTCTTAAAACAATACAAGACCATGGAATAAATATTTCTTTAAAAAAATTATTACTGAATATGCGAACAATACTACATCAAAATGGATACTCACAAGTTCCACAGTTATCTTCTGGAACTCCTATTGATATTGATAATGTCCTTATTTCTTCATTTTAAGTTTAATAAGTATTTAAATAATACATATTAAATAAGATTAGGTCTAAGTAAGACCCTAAAGAACTCTTATGTTATAATAAGATAAGAAACTATTTGTTTACTTTGTATTTGATTGGTTGGTACCCGTACCAATCCGAACAAATACTCAACTAAATCTCGTTATGAAATTTAGAGCTATACTATAAGAGTACCCTATTAATAAGAAGCTTATAATATAGGTTATCTTTAATTTTGATATTTTCAAAGAGAATACCATGGTAAAAAATAACAAAACCTAACTATTAATATATTCATAGTCTGTGATTTGCTGTATGGATTCTTAACCACTGGTCTATTCTGAATCCGTGTTATTATGACACTATTATGCTCCCTAAATAATAGTTTTAATCAGAACCTAATCTAATTAAAGTCATAATAGATTGTGATATACTAATATTCAATTAAGAAAATAATACATCACAAGAGCTAGTAATCAGTATCTGATGTAAAGTTTGCTGTAATGGATACTATTTGCTTTATCATTGACCACTAAAGAGCAGCCTCATATAAATTCCAATCTCTACCATAATTATTTGCTGTATCCATGTCCTAAAAATGCTAGCTTCGTTTTATTTGAGATTTCCAAATATATTGCTGTATGAAGCTTTTCTACCCATATTATATATATTATTTGTCTTTAAATTGTTTTAACCCTTAATTATTATTACATTTAATCCAAATAATATAAATATAATTACAGAGATTATTTATGGGGTTTATTTATAAGATTACAAATAATATCACACATAAATGTTATATTGGTGAAACAAAAAAATCAAATCCAGAACTAAGATGGAACGAACATAGAAGAAAAATTGAAAAAAACATTGGTTGTCCTGCTCTACAAGATGCAGTTAAAAAATATGGAATTGAACATTTTAAATTTGAGATTCTTATTATTTGTTTTGATGAAGATAGATATATATTTGAAAAAGAATATATTAAAAAATATAATTCTATATCTCCAAATGGATATAATTTAACTACCGGAGGTGAAGGAGGAGGATTCTATGGTAAGAAGCATAGTGAAACTACTATTAATAAAATTAGGAGTGTTATTAAAGAGAGATATGAAAATAATCCTGAGTTACGTAAAGAACTGTCTGAAAGAACAAAACTTTTATTTAACGACCAGAATTATAGAATTAAAATTAGTGAAGGATTAAAAAATTCTGAAATATGGAGAAAATCTAAAAAAGGAAATTATTGTTGTAGAAAACATACTGAAGAAACAAAAAATATATTAAAAGGTAAAACACACGACTATTTTAATGAAAATGAAAACATAAAAAAACATAGAGAAATTATGGCAAAAGCAAAAGGTATAAGAGTATTACAATATGATTTAAATAATAATTTACTAAACGAGTTTATGAGTATAAAAGATGCTTCAAGACAGACAGGTCTTTCTGCTAGTTTAATTGGAAAAGTTATTAGAAATAATACATTCAAAGCTGGAAATTTTATATGGCATGTGAAATAGTAGAAAGAATAAAATAAGTAATTAAAAATTAATTATTTTATTAAATGCATAGGGTGGGATTCGAACCCACGAACCATGAAGGATGCGCTCTTAAGGCGTACGAATTTAACCACTTTTCTACCCATGCTCTTATTACTGGGTCCATTAAAAAATTTCCCGTTATTTTTTAAAGTTTGCTGTATGGACCCTTCCCATATTATATACACTAGTTGTCTTTAAGTTGTTTTATATATTATATTAATATTGTTCCTCAATATATCCATACTTTTCATCATACTCGTCTAACTCAGCCTCGCCATATAGCTCTCTTAGTTTTTTTTCTTGTTGTTTCCTTTGTTTTTCTTTTTGAGCTTGTTGTTTTTGTTTTTCTTGTAATTCATTTCTTTTCTTTTCTTGTAAATCCTTTGACTTTTCTTTTTTAATAAGCTTTACCGTTGTGAATGATTCTACTTTTTTATATTCATTATTAGTTTCTTTCTCACCATTAAATAATTCTTCACTTAAAGCCATGTCAGAATCTTCTACGAGCTTTCTTTCTTCCAGTAATTTTAATTCACGTTCTTTATTTTTCAGAGATGTTAATAAATCTGGAATTTTTTCATTTTCCCAGTCGTTTTCCCAATTGTCTTCCCAATTGTCTTCCATGTTAATAATTATAATATAATTTAATATATGTTTTTTAAATCAATTTTATATTATATTTTTCATTTTAAGCTGAGACTCCACGTTAGTATCTACTGAATTATTTATTTTTACGTATAGAATATAACTTATTCCTAACATAAGAATTATTGCTGGTAAATAAATACCATATAGATTATTTAGTAATCCATATAAAACTAACAAACTTTGAGCTGTTAAAACTAACAATACCCATAGATATGTTAGATGTTCTGTCTGATTCGTTAAATATACTCTATATACTAAATGGCTAAATGCTAAAATTGTTAATACTCCTGATATTATAGCTATTCCCTGATATTTTGGATGCTCCATTAATATATTATTCCTATTTTATAAGTATTTCAATATATATATATAAATGCTCATGGTGGGGCTTGAACCCACGACTTTCGTGTTATAAGCACGATATGCTAACCAACTACATCACACGAGCTTTGATACTAGTATCTCTAATTTGATTTATTCAAGTTAGTTATTTGCTGTAAGATACTATTCCCCGTTAGGGATTATACTGTCTTTATGTCTTTATATTGTTTTCTAATATATTATTTTGGCTACGACAACTGCAGGATTTGAACCTACGCGCGATTTTCGCAACAGATTTCAAGTCTGTCTCCTTAACCCCTCGGACAAGTTGCCTTTATTTGCTAGTTTCATATTTTTTGCGCCTTAACCACTCGGCCATTCTAGCTGTTAAACTAGAAGTAGGATTCGAACCTACGATTGCAATGCAAACATAAATTGTGCTGGTTGAAACTATAAAGTGAGGATTACATGACTTGAACATGTGACCTTCGGGACTGGAATCCGACGCTCTACCACTGAGCTAAATCCCCATATGATACTGATTTCTATTTTTAGGAATCGAACCTACGACCTCTTCTGGGCAGGCCAGAAGCGCTCTACCACTGAGCTATACACCTAAGCGATATAGTAGAATTATTTGCTGTTAGAAATCAAAAAGCTTACAACTGGAATCGAACCAGCGACCATCAGCTCTGCAGGCCGACGCTCTACCACTGAGCTATGTAAGCACTATTACTGTTATCTATTATTTAACCTGGGAATCGAACCCAGAACGCCAGACAGAATCTGGTATCATACCATTTGACTAGTTTTTTATTTGCTGTTAGATAACAATTGTATGGACCTGGTGGGTTTCGATCCCACTACCCCCTGCTTGCAAAGCAGATACGCTTCCGATTGCGCCACAAGCCCTTATTTGCTGGTTTCTATAATTTTAAGAGAAGTGATTTAACACTACCTATTAATAATATTTGCTGTAAAAACCCATTTGAGTACGGAACCTTAAGATGACAGCCTAAGAAAACAATTTTACACCATTGAAACTTTAAAATTAGTTTATACAAGATTGAGCTGATTTAATGAATGATTTTATGAAACTTTTATTAAAAGAATCCATACATTTTTTTTGTTGTTCTTCGCCGATAAATTGCCGACATACTTGTTTTCTTATTTTTTGTATTTCTTTAGTATGAAGTTTTTGTATGGCAAGTTTTCTTAATTCTTTTTTATCCATCTATAATATAAATATCAAGATAATATTTGTCCAATTTAATTTTAAATCTTCAAGGTTGTTAGAACAAAATATAAATTAAAAAAATGCTATAAACTTACCTTCCTCTGACCACTATTCCCCTGGTCAAATTAATATACCATATTCTCTTTAAGTAGTTTTAAATATTATATTTATATAATATGTTAAGTAATATTCTTATTGCACCTTCTTTAAACTCATTGTTTGTTACTGGATTTTTATTATTATTTATCCTTTTCATATTTATTTCTAACTATAAACAATTTATGCGTTTTGATTTTTATAGAAAAATTAATATTCTTTCTTTACTTGTTATTGCTATTGGAGTTCACGGTTTAGTTCACCTTGGTCTTGAATCTGTTTACGGTTTCAATCCTTATAGATGGATTTAATTTTTTCATTCTGATATTTAAAGTGGACTAACCAAAGGATGCTTCGCTAACATCTAAAAGCAAAAGCTAAAACACCTACCGCAATAATTCCTATTACCATTCCAAAATGATAATTGTATTGCATTTCTCTATACATTGTTAACCATGCTTTTGTTTGTTCCGGAGAATTTATATAATCTAACATATACGTTGACTTTGGACTCAAAATATAATAAAAATAATTTGTGAAGAAACTAACAACGATGACTAAACAAACCAAACTAGTGGTTGTTAGTTTGTTACGTTTTAAAGCATAATTATACAAAATAATTATTATTGATAATATTAATCCTAAACTATAGCCATAGTAATTTAAACGCAATCTTTCGGCTGTTATTTTTTCATACAAATTCTGTAAATTAGACGGTAATTGTTTCTTATATTCTTGAACTATTTTACTTTTTGATGTCGCGTTTTGAAAATATATCATAGCTATTATTAAAGCTACTGCTATCATACATGTTGTTGAACAAGGCATTATATATATACTTTATAAAATGCTTTTCAAAAGATTAAACATATTTTGTTTACTTTCTTTTAACCTTTTCTAAAGTTATACTATAATGAATTATACCTCTTTAGAAGAAGCTTATAAAATTCACCATACTAATTCAAATACTTACGGAGGCACAATTAAATATAGTCCTGTTTGTATTTATTGTAAAAACCCATCATCCATTCCATTAATGAATGACGGCGGTTCATTTAGACAATGCGATAGATGTAAAAAAAACTTCAAAGCTACAGTAATTACTGAAGCTATTAATAATTTTAGTTATTCTACCTATCATTTAAAAGGAACAAACTAACAGCATCCTCAAACCCTTCAGATAACATCACATTCCTTTATACTTACTAATGACGAATATTGTTGTTAGTTATATTTTCTATTATATAAATAATTTATATTGGTTTTATAAACTTTTCTAATATTATTATATAATGAAAATTAAATTTGAAACTTACTTAGATTATTATATATTTTTTATTATTTTAATTAAGATTGTATTTATTATTTCTGCTATTGGACATATTATTCTTACTCATTCCACAAATTCCAAAGGCAAACAAATTGACACTAGATTAGTATATTGGAAAGAACGCACTGAATTTATTTTTATTATTTCTATGGCTATTCTACTTTTATATCATTTTAATCCACGTTTTTCCAAAAATATAATTGATAAAGAAACATCATTTTTATTTTTCTTATTTGGATGGATTCTTATTTTTACTGCTAAATGGGGCATTTTTATTGAAGAAGCACCTTGGCGCCAATTATTGTTCACAAGTATACGTAAATAAATATTATAGAAACTTATTAAAAATATTTTATAAACTATAAATAATGTCTTATACAGCTAATTTTAAAAGAGAATTTAGTTTTCAAGAGAGGGTTGAAGAATCATCTCGCGTATTATCTAAATATCCTGATAGAAGGCCTGTTATTTGTGAAAAGTTAAATAACCAAAAGGATTTACCTGATATTGATAAAAAAAAATATCTTGTACCTTATGACCTTACCATGGGACAATTTATGTATGTTATTAGAAAAAGAATAAACTTAAGACCTGAAGAGGGACTTTTTTTATTTATTAATAATCAAATTATCACTTACACTTCTATTATTGGACATATTTATGAATATTCAAAAGATCCTGATGGATTTTTATATGTATACTATGCTAAAGAAAACATCTTCGGATAAATAAAATATCTTCGGATAAACCAATATTTTTTTATATTTACATCATTGTAAATATAAATGAAGAAACTTATTTATAATAGATATCTTGGAGAATTATGGATGTGGATGATTTTTTTTGAATGGATTTTTTATTCAATAAAAAATACTAATTAATTTACAAATTACAAAACTATAACTATAACTATATTTATATTATTTATTCATCATTATAAATAAAACGCATTGTATTTTCTTTTCTAATTATTTGGCTCATTATTTACTTTACAAAGATTTCAAATACTCCATCATCCTCATAGCAATCTAGTTCTTCATTCTCTTGTATGTAATCTTCTGATTCTGAATAATCATGTTCATCTTCTTCTGGCTCTACAAAATCTTCTACGTCATCGTGAAAATCATCAAAATCAGCATCAAAATCATCTTCATCTTCATCTTCCTCTGGGATATAATCAGAATCATACACCATTCTTTCATACCAAATGTCATCAATTCTGTCGCAATATTCATCTGTCTCAATTGTATCCATACCTGTGTAATCCACAAAATTACGCCTACGCTTTATAGGCTCGTCTGATGGAAGATATGGAATTATCATCTTTTCGACATCTTGAAGTGTTGAAATTAAAGCTACTATAGATTTCTTTTCATCTTCTGTTTCTGGGTTATAAGACGACGATGATGAACTACGAATTTGTCCATATAATTCTTGAACCTTATTATATACAACCTTAGAAAATCTAATCATACCATCTGATAGATTATGGACCTCCGGATAATACTTCTCTACAAGGTACAATATCTCTGTAATGTGGCGAAGTGAACTATAATAAATGGTTCTAATTTCCCTCTTATAATCATTAATATTTTTGATATCGGGATTCTGTGTAATTAACTTCTTAAGAAGATGTATTTTTTTAGTATTTGTGTCTATGTCGACCAAACCTTTAATGGTCACTGAAATAAACCATGAAAGTATATTATTTTTACCTGAACTTACCTTTGTGATAGACAATGGCTTCTTTACCTCCTGTAAAGCTGAAGAATTTTCATAACTGATAATATTCTTTAATTGATTTCTTGTGGTAACTGGCATTTTCAAAGCGTTCTTGTGTAGATATCCTTACTAAAACTTGTTAGTGTATATAAGTAATTCAATTTTTTTTTATAAAAAAAAGTTTAAATTAATTTACAAATTATAGCAAACAAATAAAATATCCTAATTATTTTATAAAATTTCTCCACGTATATTACGCATTCTATGAAGTCTTTCCTTTTTTCTTAGCGAATTAATACGCAATGTTAAACTATCTCTTATTTCAAAAATCTCGTCAATATTATTTAAAAGCATTAATATTTGACATTTTTTCTCCAAGAAATTATCATATTCATATTCTATTTTTTTTAAAATTTGTATATTATTTATTTTATTTATAAGTTCTGTGCTCATATATTGTGGACTATCTGGGATACTAAATGGAGACTTTGTTACTATTGGACTAATACATACATTATTCTTACCTGTAAAACCTTTTTGTTGTTTATTTGATGGGTCACTAATATTATTTCCAAAGACGATTGTATTATTTAAAGCAAACATTTTATAAAGTTGATGATATTTTGGGTATGAATAACTAACATATTAAAAAAAAAGTTTTCAATTTTTTATTAATTTACAAGTTAAAATAAATACAATTACAATTACAATTACAATGTTCACTTTAAATAAACAAGACACATCACATTCAGCTTTATTTATTTTTTGCCAGTTCTTCTGCTTCTTTGATTTTGGCTTCAAGCTCCTTGATTTTCTCGTCTTTTTTCTTGATTTCGTCCTTCAATTTATCAAAACTTTTATTTAGTAAATCTGAAATACCTTCAAATACCATAAACATCATAACTGCCACGACAATACTTGTCACTATTGCTGCTAACTCAAACAACTGATTTCCAGGACTTAGAGAAACCCATAATGTTGACCAAATAAATTTTATAATGAGACCAAAATAGCTACATAATTCATATGCTAAACGAACAATTACACCAAATGTCAAGACATTTATTGTACATACAAGAATAGCAGCAAATAAATGTTTCTCAGCCATCTCAATCATTTCACCATTATGCTCCTCTTGAACCAATAAATATCTAAAATCAGGATTGAACATTTTAATGTATCTTCGTTTAATAATTATACTAACAATTATTAGTATTATAAGTGTTTCAATTTTTTTTTATAAAAAAAAGATTTGCGAATGCATAACCTTTAATCATATTTAAATTATTACAGCTTAACAATAACGTGACAATATGCTACATTTCTACTTTCTATTTTCAAACTTACCTTTAACCATGATACATGAATTCTCTACGGCGATAGGTGCCTACTGATTTTGATTCAGCGATATCTGGAAGCCCAATAGATTCAACTTGGCTGATGACAGGAACAGGAACAGGAACAGGAACAGGAACAGGTTCTTGATGAGAGTATTGAAATATAATAGCTCTGAATTGACCATAAACTTCGGAAGAACGGCGACCATAGTCAGCGTAATGTTCTCCAAAGTTGCTGTGTTCTTGGTACAATACGTTTTTAACCAAATCCTCAAAGGTGATTCCGCGATTAGCTAATTTTTGAGCCATATAAGCTACATCGGGCATCTGTAGTCTATTTTCCTCTCCATCAGCTTCATCTTCATCTTCATCTTCATCATCTGTTTCCCATTCTTCAGGTTCCTCTTCTTCTACTTCCTCGCCATTTATTTGCTGATGGAACATTCTAAAAGAGGCGAGAGCATCTTCCGGAAACATAGATTCATCATCAACAGAATAATCATCATCTTCAGCTTCTTCCACCTCGGCGGCCATTGCAGTTCGGCAGTAAGGGCATCCAAATCCATTATGAGCTGTGTTTTGCATTAAACAAGAGCAGTGGAAAGCATGACCACATTCCGTGACCACTCTATTATAAAGACCTTCAATTGTATCCATACAGATAGGACAATCTTGAGCAACGACTTGTTCAGGAACGGCGGACATTTTAGCGTAAACTTTCTAGCAACTTGATACCAATACTATTAAGGTCTGATACATTACTCAAAAGTATTTCAATTTTTTTAAAATATATACAAAAAATAAATTAACTAAAAATAATTTAATACTTACTATATTCTTACTTCTATTCATGACTCAAAATAGATTACCTACATTGTTTGTCAATACGGTATTATTTTTAGTTCAACCAATATCTTCCTTTCAACAAAAAAATTGAAAACTATTTTCAACTCATATACACAATCAGATATCAACTTGGTTTAGCGATTGAAACGAAATGGCGCACAGAATTGGACATATTGCTTGGGGTGAGCTCGATAAGGGCATTAAAATTGTTATGAACATGAAACAACAAAATCCTCAGAAGTATGACGAAGTCGATATTAAACGCTTGAATTACGTTTCGGAAACAATGGCTAAATCTATTAAAGAATTCGCTGACACCGCTGGTAAGGATGCAGATTATGATGCTGCCAATTGGAAGGGCTTTAACCCAGTTGGTTGTGGGGGTCAACTGGACCAACTATCAGTTATTATTTGCTCTTATGTAATGCTTAATCTATTCATTTTAAATCCTAAAAAATACCATCACTATTTTAACAACACAAATAATTGGATATTGTTATGCTGCTTTGACTTATGTGATGGCGGATTGGACGAATTTCTCGTCAAGCAGTTTAAAGAATTAGTTACTTATAGGGGAGAATTTACATGCAATCCGATGACTCGTGAATGGATGGAAACCGCAAGACAGCTCTGTAAAGATTTGTTCAAGTGCTTGTATAACTACTCGCATAGAACAGTCGATGCTGACTATATTAGAAAGGTATTGGAATGGAAATATGATTTGTAGATAGCTTGTAGAATGTAGAATATTGAATTTGTAATTATTTAATAGCAAGACTGGGTGTCTTTTTTTTGTAATTTGTAACTTTGGTTTTAGTATTTAAAAAAATTGAATTTTTTTGTCAGTTATGACTAGTTTATAATTAGATTCATCAATTTTCAACTTTAAAGATGTCAAGTGTTCATTCTCAATTTGAATCGCTGGTTACGCAGCGTATGGAGCGTTTTCAATATATTCTGGATAATGCTAAGTTTCAATTTAAACAGTATCAATATGATGGGGTTCAGTGGTGCGTTAAGAATGAGTTACGACCTAATCCTCCTGGGAATGCTAGAGGCGGCTTTATCGCTGATGAAATGGGGCTTGGAAAGACTATTATGATGATAGCTACTATGTTTGTCAACTATTTGCCTCGCACATTAATTGTGGTTCCTCCTGTCTTGATTAAACAGTGGCATAATGATATTTATACAGCATCTGGACACGAAGCGCTTTTGTTCTACGGCAGTGATAAGAAACGTATTACGCAAGAAGAGATTAATTGTTCTCCTATTGTATTAACAACATACAATATGCTGCTATCTAAGGATTGTCCACTCAAAAATATCTCTTGGAACAGAATAATATTTGATGAAGCTCATCATTTACGCAACTCAAATACCAAGCGTTATCGCAGTTGTAAGCAAGTTAAGGCACGTATTCGTTGGTTAGTTACAGGAACTCCTGTTCAAAATAGAAAGCAAGATTTCTACAATTTGTGTTGCGCAGCTGGAATGAATTCTAGTTTCTATATGGACCCGACCAATCTACGTGTCATTGGTAAAAACTTTGTTCTACGACGCTCCAAACAACAAGTTGGAATCAATTTGCCACCTGTAAACAAGAAAGAATGTATTATTCCTTGGAAGAATAAGCAAGAGATGAAGCTCTCCGAAGAAATTCACTCTCTACTTCCTGAACAAACACACGTTTCTTGCAACAAAAGACGTCAAATTGCTGAAATATTTGGCAAGGCCGGTGTTTTAACCGCTTTGTTAAGAGCAAGACAAAGTTGTATTATGCCTGATTTGCTGCGTAAAAATATGGAGTTGTTTTGTCGTATGGGTTGGATTAATGATGAATCAATGGAGGCACTTAAATACTCCAGCAAATTAGATGCTGTAATTGAACTTATGTTAGAGCGTAAAGATAACAATAAAGGTAAGATTGTATTTTGTCATTTTCAAAGTGAAATTGATGCTATTGCGGGAAGGCTTTTACAAGGTGGAATGCAAAAGGTGGTTACATATGATGGACGCAATTCTGGCGGTCATAACTTGGCTACCCTTGCGGAACCTGCTGATGCCTTGGTTATTCAAATACAAACTGGATGCGAGGGCTTAAATCTTCAACATAACTTTTCCGAGATTTACTTCGTTTCTCCTCACTGGAATCCCTGCGTTGAAGACCAAGCTATTGCAAGATGTCACCGAATTGGACAGACTAAACCTGTAGATGTATTCAAGTTTGAGATGCGTGGATTCAAAAAAGACGATACTTCGGAGTTGGACCCAATTACATTAGAAAAGTATGTTAACAAAATTCAAGATATAAAAAGAGATATTAGTAGACAAATTTTAGATATATAGTAGGTTGTTTATTTGTTGTAAAATTTAATTAATTTCTTTTTTACTGAGATTGTTTTTTCTTTTATATAGTAGTTTAATTATTTTTTGTACTAATGGATCTTGTATAATAATCCAACTTAAATGAAATAAAACAAATAGTAATGGGTATTTATATGCTATAATCACTTGTGATAAAATCCGAGAAACAAAATAAGCGACTGATAGACATGTCAAAAGTGGATGATTGTATGATTTAATTTTTATTACTTCTTCAATGGCTGTGATTATGATAATATTTACTATAACAAAATTACGTAATGAATTCATTATTATTATTATTATTATGTGATGAGACTTGCTATTACATAATATTTTTCAATTTTTTGTATATCCAACCGAAATAAAATTGAAATACTATTTAATCATACTAATAATTTTATAAATAAAATCTGTAAAGGCAAAAATGTCTCATAATAAAGTATCATCTAATAACTTGGTATATTTACCAATTGAATTGGTTCATTATATTTTAAGTTTTGCTCCAATTGTTAGTCCAAGTTCAAATTGTATAAAACGCCTTATAGATGTATATGAACGTGAGCATAGTTGGCTTTTGACGACAGGTTCTAGAATGTATTATGTTAAAAATATTATTCCATTATGTGAATATTATTGGCTTAGTAGAAATGAGCCAGATGAGTTTGATCTTGGGCCATCAGAATACAATAGTTTTTAAAATAGTTAGTAAAATAATTTGTAAAATAAATTAATATGTACGTTTTTTATTTTTATTTTATATTGTATTATATTTTGTTGGCACTGTGTCACCTGGTGCGACTGTGCGTATTTGCGTCCTAATTAGGTATTATTTGGGATTCTAGGGTTCTAGGGTTTAGAACTATAGTATATAATAGTATCAAAAAGGGTGGCTAAGAAATGAGTGACAAATCGCAGAAATGAGTGACAAATTTGCCACTAAATTAGCCACTAAATTAGCCACTAATTTGCCACTAAATTAGACACTAATTTGCCACTAAATTAGCCACTAATTTGCCACTAAATTAGACACTAATTTGCCTCTTGACACTGTGCCATAACTGTCATCAAATAGTAATTACTGTTACACCGGTGTAACACGTGTAATACACATAATTTACCATATTTTCTTATAGTGGATTTAAGCATTTATATTATCTACAGAAATGAGTAACAAATCGCATAAATGAGTGACAAAATGAACACATAAAAAAAGGGAATTTAAACCCTAATTAATTACAATTTACAAAACAAAGCAAACTACAAACTACAAACAAATTACTATTTACATATTATAGGCTATTTCGCTACTTAACATCTTGTTTCTTTGAGTCACATTGGCGCTATTCTGGACGGCATTATGGATACGCAATTCATTTTCCAAATGAGCGATTTCTGTCGCATGTTCTTTTGACCCAATTCTGCGTAATATCCGCATACGCAAACTTGCTTCACAAGTCGTGTAGAAGTCGTTATTAAGTCCTTGGATAACTGGAAAGTCTTCGTCTTCAATTTCTGTGCAAGGCGCAGTAACATCATCTTCTGTACGCACAAAATAGTCTGCCATAAATGTCGTTGTAAAAGGTCCAACAGAGATATTGCCATTGTTATGACTGTTTATTTGAACTGGCCACCAGTTGTCTTCATCATAAACGATGCGAGCTTCCTTTGACGAATCATTTAAACGCTGAATAAAGTTGTAAGCGGCTTCGCTGTCACACCATTCCTCAATAGCGATGTATGCCATGTTGTATATTTCTTCATTTTTTAAATAAGGCATTAACGTAATTGAACTTACCTTTGCAATGCATTGGTTCCAAAACACATTCGCAATATACTCTTGGGTATATTGAGTCTCAACACAATTGATCATTAAACTCTTGACTGACATTGTTTAAAACTCAATATTCCTGGGATAATTAATATCAATTTGATATTGAAATACTTTTCAATTTTTTTTATTATAAGTTAATTTATTATTAACTAAAAATTTTATATTTTTAAAGTAACTTAAAGATTCTTTAAGTAGGTTTAAAAATAATATATATTGGATTCTTCATTTTTTCCAAAAAGTAAATTTGGTTTTCGAAAATGGACAAAAATAAATGTCCAAAATTGAAAAACCAAATAAAGTTTCCAAAAAGACCCTCCTGAAGCCCATTTGTGACCATTATGCTCTCATTTGTCAAAAAAATGCGTTTAAAAGTGTGAGCATAAATTTTGTATATTTTCTTGCGTAAATATATTAAGGATTTATTTACTAGCATATATTAAGGAGAAATGCTAGTAAATAAATCCAAAAAAATCCCTGAATTATTTGAATGTAAAAATTGTAAGTATAATACGAGTAGTAAAAAAGATTTTAAAAAACATACTGAGACATTGAAACATAAACGGCTAGTAAATGCTAGTGATATGCTAGTAGAGAAAACAAATCATAATATATTTGTATGTTGTTGTGGAAAGTCATATCATCATGACAGTAGTTATTATAGACACAAAAAGAAATGTCATGTCACAGATGAAAATAGCACTAATGCTATAGCTAATGAAACTATGAATGATAAGGAATTAATTCAATATCTTATGAAAGAGAACTCAGAATTCAAAAACTTTATGTTTACAAGTTTACAAGAACAGAATAAACAAATGATTGAATTATCTTGTAACCTTGTAAAAAATGTAGGCAATAATAATAATAATACAACTTCTAACGTTGTAAACAATAATCAACAATTTAATCTTAATTTTTATTTGAATGAAACATGTAAAAATGCTATGAATATTATGGATTTTGTTAGTCAGTTACAAGTGAGTATTAAAGATTTAGAAGAAACAGGTAGATTAGGTTATGCTGAAGGTATATCTAAAATATTTATCAATGGTCTAAAGCAAATGAGTGTAACTGATAGACCTATTCATTGTTCTGACCTTAAAAGAGAAACATTATATATTAAAGATAATAATGAGTGGAATAAGGATAGTGAAGATAAGACTATACTAACAAATGCTATCAAACATGTATCTCATAAAAATATGAAGCAAATTTCTGAATGGACTAAAATACATCCTACATATAAGGATTCTGACTCAAAAGAAAACGACAAATATTTAAAGATTGTGTCTGAATCTATGTCTGGTACAACAGCAGATGAGTCAAAAAAGAATTACAGTAAAATTGTAAAGAATATTGTTAAAGAGACAGTTATAGATAAAACGGTTGATAGTGTTTAGCGCCCCGGGGCGATCCTAAAGTATTAGGATTTAGGGTCAGATTTAGGGTTTGACTCTAGAATAATACATATTATTACAATTCATTATACCACTCATTTACAGAAATGAGTGACAAATAAAAATACATAAAAAAAACGCTTAGCGTCTTACATAACAATAACTACTACTATATAACAATAACAATAACTACTACTATATAACAATCATCTTAATCATCTTCGGAGTCATCAGCTGATACAGTTGGGTCAAATAATGTAATTTTGCTGTTGTAAAATTCTTCTCTGTCTCTAGTACACTCCTCAGTCCAATGCTCGTGTAATACTTCTACAAAATCTTCAAGACTCCATTCTTTATATTCAATGTAATCGTAATATCTATCAATAAAATCCTTGTTTTCGTATGTGCAGCATCTATGTGAAGATGCTCTAGACGGAAGAGTGATGCCATATCGCAACAGAGTCTTTAGTATCCATTTAATTGCTGATTCTTCATCTGCGAAAACCTTGGCTTCTAAAGTGCTATCTAATGATAAGAATTGTTTGTCATCTCCATGACCCCTGTTGGTCTGTTGCCAGTAAGTATGGAAGCTAAAAACCAAATTCAAAGCAACACCAATCATTTTATACTTTCAGTATTTGTGCCAATGGTAATGTATGTTGTTCGTGATAGTGTGATAATAAATTCAATTTTTTGATTATTAGTGTATAAATTTGTGTTACTAAAAATATATGATATCTATGTCTTATAATGTAACTTACAAAGATATTAGGATATTTAGGTTATTTAGATATTAGAGTATTAGAGTGTTAGGTATTTAGGTATTAGAGTATTAGGGTATTTAGGCATTAGAGTATTAGGGTATTTAGGATATTTAAAGTTATACATGGTTCTATAGATTTGTCACTCATTTACAGAAATGAGTAATAAATTGGATAAATGAGTATTTAATTTAGCTCCAATTGTGTAACAAATATAGTCTTTCACGTGAAAAAAGCACCTTATGGTGCTCTCCTTATTAACTATAACATAATCACAATATTACAATACTACAATACTATATAACAATAACTACTACTATATAACAATAACTACTACTATATAACAATCATCTTAATCTTCTTCTTCTTCTTCTTCATCAGAGTCAGAGCCATCATCTGGTACAGTTGGGTCAAATAATATAATTTCGCTGTTGTAGAATTCTTCTCTGTCTCTAGTACGCTCCTCAGACCAATGATTGTGTAATACTTCTACAAAGTCTTCAAGAGTCCATTTTCTATCTACAATGTAAGTGTAACATCTATCAACAAAACGCGTAACATTGTCTTTCCAGCTTAATGCCCCTTTCATTAAAGGTCCGAATGGTACTGAGTTGAAATCTCTCGCCAGAAACTTTAGTAACCATTTAATAGCTGATTCTTCATCTGCGAAAACCTTGGTTTTTACCGTGTTATGTAATTTTAAGAATTGTTTGTCATCTCCATGACCCCTGTTGGTCTCTTGCCAGTAAGTATGGAACCCAGAAACAAAATGCACAGTAACTCCAATCATTCTTATATACTTTCAGTATATGCTCCAATGGTAATATATGATGATTGTAATAGTGTAATAATAAATTCAATTTTTTGATTATTAGATTATAAATTTGTGTTACTAAAAATATGTTATATCTATGCCTTATAATGTAAATTACAAAGATATTTAGGTGGATATTTAGGTATTAGAGTATTTAGGTATTAGAGTATTTAGGTATTAGATTATTAGGTATTTAGGTATTTAGGACATTTAGGACATTTAAAGTTATATATGGGTTCTATAGATTTGTCACTCATTTACAGAAATGAGTAACAAATTGAAGAAATGAGTGTTTAATTTAGTTCCAAGTGTAACAAATGTAGTTAAAATTCATGTCTTTCACGTGAAAAAAGCACCTTATGGTGCTCTCCTTATTAATTACAAGCTACAACTATTTACATTCTACAACACTACAACTATGTTTACTCTTCGTACTCTTCTTCCTCTTCTTCCTCTTCTTCCTCTTCTTCCTCTTCTTCTTCGTCTTCTGGCAAAGGCAGGATTTTCTTGTTTACAGGATCCCACATAGCAAGTTCTTCTCTAGTTTCAGGATCATAGAGGATGTTAGCGCTTGACTTCAAATACTGTTTACCACCGATTTGCAGTTTGACAACACTAACTTTTTTTGGAGTGTCATCAGGCTTGTCAGCAGGCTTGGCGGCAGGCTTGGCAGCAGGCTTGGCAGCAGGCTTATCGGCCGGCTTATCGGCAGGCTTGGCGGCCGGCTTATCGGCAACTTTCTTAGTCTTAGCGGCCTTCTCAGCTTCCTTAGCGGCCTTCTCTTGAGCCTTCTTCTGTTCGCGTTCTAACTTCTCTTGAGCACGCTTTGCTTCGCGTTCTTGCTTCTCTTGAGCGAGTTTGGTTTCGCGTTCTTGCTTTTTCAACTCAAGAACTATCTTGCGCTTAGCTTCGCGTTCTTCGCGTTCTTGAGCGAGTTTTTCTTCGCGTTCTTGCTTCTTGAGCGCGCGTTCTTGTTCAAGAGCGAGTTTCTTGGCTGCCTTCTCTTCCTCAGTGAGTTTAGACTTCTTTGCTTTGGCTGGTTTGTCTTCAATTTCTTCAACGATCTCGTCTCCGTCTTCAGCAGTGAGCGTGGCGAATAAATCAGTCACGGTATCAGCTTCAATAGGCCCAGTCTTCTTAGGTCGTCCGCGAGCAGCGGATGTTTTCTTGGTTTTCTTGGTTTCTTGGACCTCAAAATGTTCATCAGGAATTTCAATATTTAACTTACCGGATTCTTCCATGGCTTGGATTTGAGTCAACTTTAACTTCTCAAGTACTTTCACATAAGCTATAGGACTACGACCCTTTGGATCCTTGAATTCGTAGAGACCAGTAGCCAGACGTTCATCAACAGTTCCGCAATCTGGGCAACCAGATGCGTTCTTGTCGGCTTCAGTCTGACAGCCTTTGCAGTAGTCACCATTCTCCATACGCTTCTTTGTGCACTGTGTAAAGAGACCACGGTTGTAGGCAAGCCCACGGCAACCATCCTTCTCTACTTGTTCAGCGACAAATGGCATAGGGAAGACTGATTTCTTCTCCTTTGACGGCTTCTTATCCTTTCTATCACCTTTGCTTACTGATTTCTTCGCCATTTGTTTGCGGATGAGAGATAAGTTTTCCAGACCTAAGGCACGGATTTCCTCACTCGCATCAAAACCATGACGACCAGCTGCTTCACTGATACAACGACAAGCTAGTTCCTTCGCACAATTCTCCAATGTCTTCATCAATAACTCTGTTACTGCAATTGACGCATTGAATTTACTCATTTCAATAACTGACGACATTTTCACTTGATACACTTTAAAGTCAACACCTTTGCTAATATAGCTATCTACCATCTCATACACCACAACACATTTCAATTTTTTTTTATTTTTATACCTTTTTACACTATACTAAAAATTTATTGCGGGGGCACCCCGCACGCCCCCTCGTGTATTTTATGAGTGATGAATATATGTGGCGGATATATATGGAGGCTTATTTTTAGTTTATACTCTTTACCTTTAAACAATAAAAAATTGATATACTTTTTAGACATATACTTTAATTATTAATTCATTACTTTATCAATTGCTTTAAGCTTTAAGAATGATTGGCATTCCAGTATTTGTAGTAGACTCACGTGTTAGTTGGATTGGTGTATCGGCAAATCCAAATGCTATTCATATTTTGGAACAGAATTTGGGTAAAGTTGATTGGATTGAATTATCGGCAAATCCAAATGCTATTCATATTTTGGAAAAGAATTTAGGTAAGATTGATTGGTATTGGTTATCAAGAAACCCAAATGCTATTCATATTTTGGAACAGAATTTACATAAAGTTGATTGGGATTGGTTATCAAGAAATCCAAATGCTATTCATATTTTGGAACAGAATTTACATAAAGTTGATTGGTATTATTTATCAGAAAATCCAAATGCTATTCATCTTTTGGAACAACATTTAGATAGTGTTGATTGGTCTGTTTTATCAGAAAATCCAAATGCTATTCATCTTTTGGAACAGAATCTAGATCAAGTGAATTGTTCTTGGTTATCAGGAAATCCAAATGCTATTCACATTTTAGAAAAGAATTTAGGTAAGATTGATTGGGATTATTTATCAATAAATCCAAATGCGATTCATCTTTTGGAAAAGAATCTAGATAAAGTGAATTGGTCTTGGTTATCAGGAAATCCAAATGCGATTCATATTTTGGAAAAAAATTTAGATAAAGTTGATTGGTTTGAATTATCAAGAAATCCGAATGCTATTCATTTGTTAAGTAAACTTGATACTAACAAAATGAGAGAAAATAACAAGGTTTTTGCTGAGGAATTAGTAGCACATGTATTAAATCCTCTGCGTTTGAATCGCATTTGTGAAACATATGGAGTAGAATTAGATGAACTTGTAGAACTTTGTTGGTAATTGCAATAATTAATAATGTAACGCCCTGGGGCGTTTTTTCACTGTTTAATAAAATTGAAATATTTTGATTGTATACTGTACTTGTTAGTTCATTACTTCTATTAATTCCTTTAAGCTTTAAAATGATTGGCAATCCAGTGTTTATTGTAAACTCACGTGTTAGTTGGATTGGTGTATCGACAAATCCAAATGCTATTCATATTTTGGAACAGAATTTGGATAAAATTGATTGGTATAGGTTATCAGGAAATCCAAACGCGATTCATATTTTGGAACAGAATTTGGATAAAGTTAATTGGGATTATTTGTCTAGAAATCCAAATGCTATTCATCTTTTGGAAAAGAATTTAGGTAAGATTGATTGGTATTGGTTATCAAGAAACCCAAATGCTATTCATATTTTGGAACAACATTTGGGTAAAGTGAATTGGCATGTTTTATCAGCAAATCCAAATGCTATTCATATTTTGGAACAGAATTTAGGTAATATTGATTGGTATTGGTTATCAGAAAATTCAAATGCTATTCATATTTTGGAACAACATTTGGGTAAAGTTAATTGGCATGTTTTATCAGCAAATCCAAATGCGATTCATATTTTGGAACAACATTTGAACAAGGTTAATTGGCATTATTTATCAGAAAATCCAAATGCGATTCATATTTTGGAACAACATTTGGATAAAGTAAATTGGGATATGTTATCAGGAAATCCAAATGCGATCCATATTTTGGAACAACATTTAGATAAAGTTAATTGGGGCACATTATCAAGAAATCCAAATGCTATTCATCTGTTAAGTAAACTTGATACTAACAAAATGAGAGAAAATAACAAGGTTTTTGCTGAAGAATTAGTAACACATGTATTTAATCCTTTGCGTTTGAATCGCATATGTGAAACATATGAAGTAGAATTAGATGAACTTGTAGAACTTTGTTGGTAATTGTAATAATTAATAATGTAACGCCCCAGGGCGTTTTTTTCACTGTTTAATAAAATTGAAATATTTTGATTGTATACTGTACTTGTTAGTTCATTACTTCTATTAATTCCTTTAAGCTTTAAAATGATTGGCAATCCAGTGTTTATTGTAAATAGTAATGTTGATTGGGTTTGGTTATCAGTAAATCCAAATGCTATTCATATTTTGGAACAGAATTTAGATAAAATTAATTGGATTGCATTATCAAGAAATCCAAATGCGAATCATATTTTGGAACAACATTTAGATGAAGTTAATTGGTCTGTTTTATCTGAAAATCCAAACGCTATTCATCTTTTGAAACAAAATTTGGATAAGGTTAAGTGGGATATGTTATCAGGAAATCCAAATGCTATTCATATTTTGGAAAAAAATTTAAATAAAGTTAATTGGCATGGTTTATCAAGAAATCCAAATGCTATTCACATTTTGGAACAACATTTAGATAATGTTAATTGGACTTGGTTATCAATAAATCCAAATGCTATTCATCTTTTAGAAAAGAATTTAACTAAAGTTAATTGGGATTGGTTATCAGCAAATCCAAATGCTATTCATATTTTGGAACAGAATTTAGATAAGGTGAATTGGTATTGGTTATCAGGAAATCCAAATGCTATTCATCTTTTAGAAAAGAATTTAACTAAAGTTAATTGGGATTGGTTATCAGCAAATCCAAATGCTATTCATATTTTGGAAAAGAATTTAACTGAAGTTGATTGGACTTGGTTATCAAGAAATCCAAACGCTATTCATCTTTTGGAACAAAATTTAGATAAAGTTTATTGGTGTTGGTTATCAAAAAACCCAAATGCTATTCATTTATTTACTAAACTTGATACTAGGAAAATGAGAGAAAATAACAAGGCTTTTGCTGAAGAATTAGTAACACATGTATTTAATCCTTTGCGTTTGAATCGCATATGTGAAACATATGAAGTAGAATTAGATGAACTTGTAGAACTTTGTTGGTAATTGTAATAAGGCGCCCTGGGGCGTTTTTCTTATAATTTCAACTCATATTTAATTATTTTTAGTTTTACAGTTTTACCTTTAAAAAACAAAAAATTGAAATGTTATTTTTAGTAATTTGGATGTTAATTACTTATACTCTCCTCGCGTTTCAAACATGTCTGAAGTATCACATTACAAGATTTTCGCGCCAGGAAGTATTGTATTCTCTGCAGGTAAGTTTGAGTGTAATTGTGGTCATCCTTGTGACCATATTCGCACTTTTAACAATAGGTTAGTGTATAAAATGATTGAGAACTTGGTGTCCTCTGGTTTGGATGTTAGTATTGTTAACCCTAAGACTCTTGTAATTCAGTTACAAGCCACTGCCATTCAATTGTATGCTTCTTTGTACAGAAACTATGTGCCTATTGAACTTATTAAGATTGTTGATACTTACTATGGCTCTCAAGGCCCCTCTGAAGGAATTATTTATCCGTTCATAGCTAAGATGATAGGCTCATTGCTTTCCAATTATTCCAAACCTTACACCAATGGGGCCTTTTGGAATTTGCCTTATCGCAACACAGCTCCTAGTGATTTTACCAGTACGTTATATTGGAATTTTGGATTCGGCGTTGGATATCGTCAATCACCTTTTGATGAGGAGAATGCAGCTGAGATTCTAAATGATTATACTAAATACACTATCCACCCTGAGTTGTTCTATACTATTTACAAGTCTGTTAATCACTTGGATGACTTTGTGCCACCTGAAAGAACCGATGCCATGCCACCATCACTCATTCCTCCTAATATGTATCATTTTAATTAAAGTGTGATAAATGCAGTATCTTATTGTTATAAACTTTATATATAGATTGTAGTTTCTTGTATTAACCGCTTGTAATAATTAATAAGAAGAGGCGCCCCGGGCGTTTTTTTCACTGTAAAAAATTGAAATACATAATTATATACTGTACTTGTTCTATTAATTTAAGTATGATTGGTACACCTGTGTTTATTGTAAATAGTAATATTAAATGGAGCTATTTATCGGCGAATCCAAATGCTATATCTATTTTGGAACAACACTTAACTGAAGTTGATTGGGGCAATTTATCAGAAAATCCAAATGCTATTCATATTTTAGAACAGAATCTAGATAAAGTTAATTGGGATTCATTATCATCAAATTTAAATGCAATTTATCTTTTAGAAAATAATCTAGATAAAGTTAATTGGCATTGGTTATCATCAAATCCAAATGCGATTCATCTTTTTGGAAAAAAATTTACATAAAGTTGATTGGTTTTGGTTATCAAGTATTCCAAATGCTATTCATCTTTTGGAACAACATTTAACTGAAGTTGATTGGATTACATTATCACGAAATCCCAATGCTATTCATCTTTTGGAACAAAATTTGGATAAAGTTGATTGGATCTGTTTATCACTAAATCCAAATGCAATTCATCTTTTGGAAAAGAATCTAGATAAAGTTAATTGGTCAAATTTATCAGAAAATCCGAATGCTATTCATCTATTGGAACAACATTTAGATAAAGTGAATTGGTCTTGGTTATCCAAAAATCCAAATGCTATTCATCTTTTGGAACAGAATTTAACTGAAGTTAATTGGGATACGTTATCAGGAAATCCAAACGCTATTCATTTATTAACTAAACTTGATACTAACAAAATGAGAGAAAATAACAAAGATTTTGCGGAAGAATTAGTAGCACATGTATTTAATCCGTTGCGATTGAATCGCATTTGTGAAACATATGGAGTAGAATTAGATGAACTTGTAGAACTTTGTTGGTAATTGTAACCATTAATAATGAAGGCGCCCTGGGCGATTTTTTCACTGTTACAAAAAATTGAAATACTTTATTTATATACTGTACTTGTTAGTTCATTACTTCTATTAACTCCTTTAAGATTTAAAATGATTGGTAAACCAGTGTTTATTGTGAATAGTAATGTTGATTGGACTTGGTTATCACGAAATCCAAATGCTATTCATCTTTTGGAACAGAATTTAGATAAAGTTAATTGGCATTGGTTATCATCAAATCCAAATGCGATTCATCTTTTGGAAAAAAATTTAAATAAGGTTGATTGGGATTTCTTATCAGCAAATCAAAACGCTATTCATGTTTTGGAACAAAATTTAACTAAAGTTGATTGGTCTTGGTTATCAGCAAATCCAAATGCTATTCATATTTTGGAACAACATTTAGACAAAGTGTATTGGCCTTGGGTATCAGCAAATCCAAATGCGATTCATATTTTGGAACAACATTTGGATAAGGTTGAGTGGAATGCATTATCACGAAATCCAAATGCTATTCATCTTTTGGAAAAGAATTTAACTAAAGTTAATTGGCATGGTTTATCAGGAAATCCAAATGCTATTCATATTTTGGAACAACATTTGGATAAGGTTGATTGGAATTTATTATCAGGAAATCCAAATGATATTCATATTTTGGAACAGAATTTAACTAAAGTTAGTTGGAATTTATTATCAGGAAATCCAAATGCTATTCATATTTTGGAACAGAATTTAACTAAAGTTAGTTGGAATTGGTTATCAGGCAATCCAAATGCTATTCATATTTTGGAACAGAATTTAGATAAGGTATATTGGGAAGAAATATCAAGAAATCCAAACGCTATTCATTTGTTAACTAACCTTGATACTAAACAAATGAGAGAAAATAACAAGGCTTTTGCTGAAGAATTAGTAGCACATGTATTTAATCCTTTGCGATTGAATCGCATTTGTGAAACATATGGAGTAGAATTAGATGAACTTGTAGAACTTTGTTGGTAATTGTAACCATTAATAATGAACGCCCAGGGTGCTTTTTTTCACTGTTAATAAAATTGAAATACTTTAAGTATATAATTTGGTTGTTAATTCATTACTTCTATCAATTGATTTAAGCTTTAAAATGATTGGCAAACCAGTGTTTATTGTAAATAGTAAAGTTAATTGGGCCAATTTATCAGGAAATCAAAATGCGATTCATCTTTTGGAACAACATTTGGATAAAGTTGATTGGTTTTGGTTATCAGGAAATCCAAATGCTATTCATCTTTTGGAAAAGAATTTAGGTAAGATTGATTGGTATTGGTTATCAATAAATCCAAATGCAATTCATCTTTTGGAACAACATTGGGATAAAGTGTATTGGTATTGTTTATCACGAAATCCAAATGCTATTCATCTTTTGGAACAGAATTTAGATAAAGTTAATTGGCATTGGTTATCATCAAATCCAAATGCGATTCATCTTTTGGAAAAAAATTTAAATAAAGTTGATTGGTATTGGCTATCAGAAAATCCAAATGCTATTCATATTTTAGAACAGAATCTAGATAAAGTTAATTGGGATTCATTATCATCAAATTTAAATGCAATTTATCTTTTAGAAAATAATCTAGATAAAGTTAGTTGGTCTACATTATCAGCAAATCCAAATGCTATTCATATTTTGGAACAACATTTAACTGAAGTTGATTGGGTTTATTTATCAGAAAATCCAAACGCTATTCATCTTTTGGAACAGAATTTAGATAAAGTTGATTGGGATTATTTATCAGAAAACCCAAATGCTATTCATTTATTGACTAAACTTGATACTAACAAAATGAGAGAAAATAACAAAGCTTTTGCGGAAGAATTAGTAGCACATGTATTTAATCCTTTGCGATTGAATCGCATTTGTGAAACATATGGAGTAGAATTAGATGAACTTGTAGAACTTTGTTGGTAATTGTAATAATTAATAATGAAGGCGCCCTGGGGCGATTTTTTCACTGTTACAAAAAATTGAAATACTTTGAGACAGTTTAGGTTATTAAACTATATTATTAAACGATTACAAGATGATTGGTAAACCAGTGTTTATTGTAAATAGAAACATTATTTGGGAGTTATTGTCAGCAAATCCAAACGCGATTCATATTTTGGAACAGAATTTGGATAAAATTGATTGGTATAGGTTATCAGGAAATCCAAACGCGATTCATATTTTGGAACAACATTTATATCTAGTTGATTGGGCTGAATTATCAGCAAATCCAAACGCGATTCATATTTTGGAACAACATTTGGATAAAGTTAATTGGAACAATTTATCAGGAAATCCAAATGCGATTCATATTTTGGAACAACATTTGGATAAAGTGAATTGGTGTTTCTTATCATCAAATCCAAAAGCTATTCATCTTTTGGAAAAGAATTTAAATAAAGTTAGTTGGTTTATCTTATCAGGAAATCCAAATGCTATTCATCTTTTGGAAAAGAATTTGGATAAAGTTAGTTGGACTACATTATCAACAAATCCAAACGCGATTCACATTTTGGACCAACATTTAGGTAAGGTTAAATGGAGTTTCTTATCAACAAATCCAAATGCTATTCATATTTTGGAACAACATTTAGATAAAGTTAGTTGGAATTATTTATCAACAAATCCAAATGCTATTCATATTTTGGAACAACATTTACATAAAGTTAATTGGTATGAATTATCACAAAATCCAACTGCTATTCATTTATTAACTAAACTTGATACTAACAAAATGAGAGAAAATAACAAGGTTTTTGCGGAAGAATTAGTAGCGCATGTATTTAATCCTTTGCGATTGAATCGCATTTGTGAAACATATGGAGTAGAATTAGATGAACTTGTAGAACTTTGCTGGTAATTGTAACAAATAAATATTTTTTATTAGTGTATTATATGAAAGAAACGGATATAAAATTACCAGAACCTATACATACAAGAAAAATTCATGAAAAACTAGATTTGTTTGCACAAGATAATTTAATACGTCGTTGGGCGGGTTATGATATAATTGATACATTATTTTATTTATATTTATTTAATAAATATAAAAATCAATGTTTATTAAAATCTAAAGGTGTTACGTCAACAACTGCTTTAGGTCTTGAGTTACAAATTAAACATCGTATGACAAATGATGATAAAATATTAAATAAAAAACATTTAGATGATATTGCTAAACAATTAGCAAATTGTATTAAAAATGGTCAGACAAGTGTTATTATTCCTTTATATTTGAAAACTACGAGAGGAGGCCATGCTAATATTCTTATATATAGAAAAACAGGACATGTTATAGAGCATTTTGAACCACATGGTTCCTATATGGAATATACTGACCAAAAACTAAATGACTTGATTGCCAAAAAGCTAAATGAATTTATACAAATACTAAACAATATACTGATAAAAGATAACCGTTCGCCTGTACATTTAGTTACATCAAATATTGTATGTCCTACTAGGGTTGGTCTCCAAAATTTGGAATCATTGGCAACATCAAAAAAACTTAGGTTAGAAGGAAATGGATATTGTGCCGCATGGAGTATGTTTTTTTCTGAATTAGCTCTTAAAAATCCTACTATGTCTAGTTCTGACCTAATACGCATAATTTACGATAAACTTGAAAAAATGGATACCACAGAAAAGCAATCTAATTATTTAAGAAAAATTATTATTGGCTACGTAAATTTAATTTATGAAAAGATTGAAAAGTATTTTTCTTTTATAAGTGGAACAAAATTAACAGTGGAAAGTATTACAGAATTATTAAAAAACAGATTACGACTAGATTTATTTATAAAAGATTATAATACTATTATTGATATTGAATTACAATTATTAAATAATCCATCATTAACAAAGGAACAATATTTAAATAATTTGAGAGAACAAGAAAGGAATACTTCTGATTCTATAGAACTTCAAAGAATAAGATATCAAATAAACACTTTAGAAAAGATGGATACTCTTTTAAATCCATCACCTGTAAGTGGTAAAACTAAAAGCGCCAAGTCAAGAAGTAAAAGCGCCAAGTCAAGAAGTAAAAGCGCCAAGTCAAGAAGTAAAAGCGCCAAGTCAAGAAGCAAAAGCTCCAAGTCAAGAAGTAAAAGCTCTTCCCCCCTTCAACTTGAGGAAATTATCATTGATGAGGAAATAGAGAAGCCTGTTGAAAAAATAACTACACTAAAAAAAGTAGATACACCTATTGATTTAGAATCTTTATCTAGTGTCTCATCTTTTTTAATAACTCCCAATTGTCCTGAAGGTAAAATATTTAATTATGAAAAAGGTCGTTGTGTAAAAATCAAAAAACAAAAAACAAAAAAAATTAGTCCTAAAATTAGTCCTAAAATTAGTCCTAAAATTAGTCCTAAAATAGTTAAAAAAGTGAATCCAAAAGCTAAAACAAAAAAATTAAAACCTTGTCCTGAAGGTGAAGAAAGAAATCCTGAAACTGGAAGATGCAAAAAAATTAAAGTATATCCTCCTTGTCCTCCAGGTCAAGAACGTGACCCTGATACTCATCGTTGTAAAAAAATAAAATTAAAAAAGAAATAAAGAGAATATTTCTATAATGGAAGCACCTTATACTAAAGAAGAACTCATGGCTATGTCTGATGAAGATGATTAAATTATTTTTAGTGTGTGTAATGTATATATGAAAAATAAAAAATTGAATTATAATTAAGATTTTATGATTCAATTATATTGATTAACTAAGTAAACATTTTGAAAATGACTGATCAGACCGAAATTGTTGTTCCGAAGAAGAAGGTAAGTAAGAAGAAGATATTAATTATTGAAGAGGAGGAGGAGGAGAAGTTTTCGGATAACTTCATGAAGTGCGTTACAGGATACCACTACATCAATACTGAACCAATTAATGAAACTGTTTGGGAGGCGATCAACAGTCAAGTATTGGAATTAAGCGGATGTGTCGTTCAAAAAACTAGTAGCGGTTCTCACTCATCTGGTAGAGATATTATGTGTGGATTGGGTGGATTATCCAATAAATCATCAAAATATGCCAAGAAGGGAGCTGAATTTGCTATTAGTTCCTACCGTCTTACAACTGTTTGTTCCGATAAGGACTGTGGAAATGTAGAGTCAATTGTCCAAGAAATCAACTCAAGAAAAAATTACGATTATTACTCATTTATCGTAAGAGACGAGACTGAAGACGATATTTCCTATGACTGGTATTTGATTCCAGCAGACTATCCTGCTCTGAGTCCTGAATCATATACTTGGGAGCCAATGTTCGGCCAACGTGGTAAGAAGACAGGCGAGCAAGTGGGTTGGAAAACAAACGAAATTAATGGCTCAAAAATGACTATTACATTTAGCATGTCCTCTCAGCTGTGGTTATACGTGTCGGTGACTGAAGAATTGAAAAGCTTTATTGTAGGAAGTTGTAGTGTTAGCAAAAAAACAAAATTAAATTATTTACAAATTTACGAGATGTTTTCCTCGCCAAAAGTTTAGATAGTAGTTTCTAGTTCTTGTAGTCTTGTATTGCATATTTCTATATATTTATCATTTATTTCAAAACCAATGTAATTAATTAACTCTTTTTTTGCTGCAACGCATTCTGATCCTGACCCAGCAAAAGGTACTACTACTAATGTATCGCCTTCTTTATTTTTGGAAGCTTTTATTAAAGTTTCACACAATGACAGAGGTTTCTGAGTAGGATGATCTACTCTTTCTTTTTTACCGGCTCCTCCTGCCAATGCTGGTACTTTAATAACATCTCGTGGTAAAGCTCCATTTTCATGTGCGTTATAGACTGTTTCAGTTTCTCCGCTACTAAAACGCCCTTTTGTTGCCTTTCTAACCTTACCGGCGGCTCCTTTTAAGAATCCTTCAGTATAAGGTTCTCTTACGTCATCCCGATTAAATACTGGTTTTTCTTTGTAGCAACATAAAATACTTTCATGAGTTCTTTGCCAGAAATTAAGTGATGGAACAACCTTGTTAGTATAATGCCAAACTAACCATCTTACATTACATGTAATTCTTGTTCTGACAAATGCCAAGGTTTCGCTAAATCCATAAATATACATAGTTCCATGTGGTTTAAGAATTCTTAAACACTCGGCAATCCATTGGTCGCACCATTCTAAATATGTATTCATGTCTTGTTTATCAGAATCGTTACCAAAATCTTTACCAATATTGTATGGTGGGTCACAAATAATAATATCAACAGTGTTAGAATTAATTTTTTTCATTCCTTGAATACAATCTTCGTTATAAATAACATTCATTTCTAAGTCAGAATTAGAAATCTCAACTAATTCAATGGTTTGTTTCTTTGATTTCTTTGTTGAAGTACTCATTATAATAAATATTGTATAGTTTTTATATTTATTATAAATCAATTTTAAATACATATGTGTGTCAATATTTAAATACTTTTGATTATATATATTTAACTTAAAGAAATAATTCATTACCTTCACTGATAAATATTATAGTATTTGAATATAAAATTGAAATACTTTATTCTATATTGATAGTATATACACTTAATTACGTGCATTTCATCAAAATGAATACCTCATTTAATAACGTTGCACTCTTTATTAAAAGAGCTGAAGAAAATCAAACAAAAGAATTTATTATTGAAGCTTTTGCATCAAACAATATAGGTAAGGTTTGTGATGTCAAGTTTATTAAAAAACATGGCGATAGAGGCAGAAATTATAATGGAGTTATTGTTATATTTGAGAGATGGAATATGAATACATTGGTGCAAAAACTTTTCAGCGAGATGGCGTCCTCTCAGGATGGAACAACTAAATTTTACTTTGACCACTTTCGTTACTGGATTATTAATGTTCATAGACAAAAACTTCCTGAATGCGAAGAGAGTGCATTTGTGGATTCTTCCTTATCCGATAAAGAAAAAATTAGCAAACTAGAAGAACTAATCAAATCCATGTCTTCTCAAATTTATTATATGCAAACTAGACAAGAAAAATCTGAGAGAATAATGATGGATTTAGAACATAAAGAAACATATCATCATATTATTAATACGGATCTTCGTTTTCAATTGGAAAATAAAGATTGGGAAAAACAATTTGTAGAAGATGAACTTAAAGAAGAAATAAAAAAATTACACGAAGAGAATAAAATATTACGTTGTAGTTTAGAATTAAACGCTATTGATTTAGTTAGAAAAGATACTCAGTACGAGAAACTTCAAGAGGAATTACATGACGCCACATGTATTATCGCATATGTTGAGAATCAAGCACAAGAAATGAAGCAAATGCTGAAAGCTGTCTTAGATACTGACCCAGTAAAACCAGTCATAAATACATATATGAAAGAGTATCTTTATTAGTTTGTTAGTTTGTATTAGTATTTGTAATGTGTAATTTAATTAATATTTTTTACATTGAATTTAATCGGTTCAAAGTAAAAAATTTAATTATATTACAAATATTATCTACACATACATCTTTATTTTTTCTTTATTATTTATTCTGAGCACACAAATTAACTAATATACATACATATTTTATAATTAACAGTGCAAATACATAATTATATACCTCTTTAGAGCACTCTTCATTATCAATTAATGACCAAAATATTATAGAACCAACTATTGTCCAAGCCAATGTGAACAACGATATTAGTGTAATTATTGACAAGACACAATACCCTTTCCAAATTTCTAGAGAGAAATCTGCTCTCATTGAACAAGTAAATAAACTGAATCCAATTATTACTACGCCACCTAATATACCATCTACTGCTAAGAATGTAAATAAATTTACATTTAATTTTCCAGCAGACTGATGGACACATGACTCATCAGTGTAAGCATAATATAGGTCTGCGATCGTTAGTGGAGCTAATAGTAACAAAATAAATATAATTCCAAGAAATTTTACATAGCATGTTTCAAAGCATTTATTACTTGTATTTGCTCTTTCTTCTTGTAAAATATTTCTTAATTCGCGAAACGGATTTAATGTTTCATTAATTTTATCATTTGTCTGAATATTTGACTCAATATCATCAACTGAGTTCATATTGACATTAACAATAGTTTCTGTACTTGTGAACATCTTTTCTGAGTATATATATGATAATCCTAGATATAATGGTTATAATAGATTCAATTTTATATTTAAATAGAAAAATATAATTTATGTAAAAACGGGAGGGAATATGGTCATGTAACTGATATAGTTTTATTGAAGATGATGATGTATTCTTTCATAACCCAAATTAAATATTAAATTCAGGAATCATATATGTTTCTCCAACTCTAATATACTTTGCTATGATTTTTGGGTTAACCTTTCCTTGTATAATATCCTCCACCTGATAAACATTAGAATTTTTATCAATGTAATATACGATACCTTGAATATCTTGAGCCCAAACTTCAATTTTATGTCCCTGTGGTTTATGTTCTTCTTCTAAACTACAAATACCATGAGGTGTTCCCTTAAGATGTGTTCCACAAAATTCACTGGCGTCATCTTTTCGTCTTCTAGTACATTGTTCTCCGTTAGCTCTTTTTGCGCAACAGCGGTCTGACAAATGAACAACATTTTTGACTCGTTTTCTCTTCATAAAATCTTCTTTACCTAGATTTAATCTATCATAATCATAAATATATTGAACTAATTGTTGTAAAACTATTTCATTTGCTCCTAATTCAAGTGATTTTTCTCTAATATTATCTTTAAATTCAGACAAATAATTTTCAATCTTTTTATTAATACGGCGTTCCATTTGTTCTTTATATAGTTTATATATTAATATATCTTTAGTTCAATTTTTTTAATATATATATTAAAACAACTTAAAGCCTCTTTAAATACTTTAATATTTATATATTTCAATAACTTAAACCGTTTTTTTTCTTGGTTTATAACTTCGTTTCTTTTTTATAACAGCATTTCCCACATTTTTCTCATCTACTTCTTCCACTTTTCTTTGTTCTGGAACTTTATTTTTTTCGTTATTTATACTTTCCATTGTTATTACTGAGATATTTTCATCTTCCTTTATTGATTCGCCTATATATTTTTGTTGTTCAACTTTATAAATAATAACATTTTCAACTTTTTGAATAATTTCTTCCATCACTTCTTCTACAGTCTCCTCATCTATCGATACAACCTTATTCTCATTCATATCTAAGTTCTCTTCATTTGACTTATAAATATCTATCAATTCAATTTCATCATTATTTTCTTCTGAACATACAAAATTATCTGTTAATAAATTACATTGTTTTGTTATTTCCATAAATATCTCTTCTGCTGATTTTGTTCTATTTTTTTCCATATTTTCATCTATAACCAATCTAACATTACTCTCTGATGAATTTAAATTAACTATTTGCTTAGTTTCATCAATCACATCTTTTATTATATTTTCTCTACCATTATCACTTGATAATGAATTCTCATTTTTCTTTTTAAATATACTCATTCCGTTCATCAATTTTTTTACATTTGTTTTAAATAAATCTTTCATTTTACTGTTTTTGGGTGAATAATGGGAAACATCATCTATTTTTTGGTTATTTTCATAAACTATTTCTTTCACTGGAATATTTATTAAACTAGAATCTGTTATTATTGGAGTTATATTTTTTTTTAATAAAACAGTTAATTCAGTGTTTGAACTTGAATTATCAAAATTATCTGGTATATCCGAATTATTTGAATCACTATCATTAAATGATTTTTTAATTTGTCTTATTAGATTTTTATCTATGTTATCTGTTTCATAATTTTTTAGTAACTCATTTTTCTTTGTTTCGTTTAGTTTAGGACTATCTTCAAAACGAATATCATGTGATACTTGATTATACATTAAATTCATCTTCATCGCAAATCTTTGTAAATATTTTGTATGTAAATTATGAAAAAATTCTATATAAGAAATAAATAACATACCTTTTTCTTTAATAATAATAATGTTATAGTTGAATGTGCTTACAAAATTATGTATATTTAACCCTGTATCCTGTTTTCTTTTGTGTGTTTGTAATTCATTTTGTTTATTAATTATAAATTCATTAATTTCATACAATAATAATATTATATTTTCATGAATATCTTGTATAATTTCAAAATTATATTGTTTATAAGGTTCTAAATCTTTATAAATAGGAAAAATATTTGTTATTTTTATTAAATCTTGAGTCTTTTTATCATTTATATTTTCTTTTACATATTCCGCTATTATTTTATATAATTTATAATATTCACAATACATTCTATTATTAATAGCCAAAAATAAACGCTTCATATCTTCGTATTCAATATCAATTAATTTACTTTGAAACTGAAATGAATCCAATCCAAACACAAATAAATTTTGCCTATTATTTTCAACAAATTCAGAATATATTTTTTTTAAATTTAATAAATAATTCTCTAGAATTGTAAATATATTTATTACTTTTTCTCTTATATCTTTTATTGTTAAAAAGTTTCTTTTTAGTTGTTCCAAGTTTATTTCCATTATTATATTTAAATATTAATTTATTATAAAATATTTTTATATATATTTATTATGAGCACACAAGATAAACCTCTACAAATTACAACTGTCACTAATAATAATTTTAATGCTGAATGGTCAGTTGAACATGAACAAATTCTTGTTGAATGGGCTGATAAAGCTATGTGTTATAGATGGTTACACACAAAATCAAACGCTATGTATAGTTATTTAAATGCCTGGTATACTATACCAGTTATTATTATTTCTACACTTACAGGAACTGCTAATTTTGCTCAAGAAAGAGTGCCTCTAGAATATCAAAGTTTTTTTGTCATGATTGTTGGTGGATTTAATATTTTAGCTGGAATTATTACGACTATTCAACAATTTCTTAAAATAACACAGCTTAATGAATCTCACAGAGTGTCTAGTATTGCTTGGGATAAATTTTATAGAAATATCAAAATTGAACTTGCAAAACATCCTGATGAACGCATGAATGTTACTCAAATGATTAAGCTATGTAAAGAAGAATTTGATAGACTTATGGAAACCAGTCCTAATATTCCAGATAAAATCATACTTAATTTTAAAGCAGAATTTAAAAAATATGATAATAATACTGATTTACCTAAAATTGTTACACCAGAAATTTGTGATTCTTTGGTTTCTACAGAATTATCTAGAAATCCTTGGTCTTCCGAAGAAAATAAGAATAAAAAACTTAATAAAATTATTAATAAAGAAAAACAACATTTAGAAGTTATTCTGAATTTTCAGAAAACATTTTTTGATATTAATAACAGAGAACCACTTGAAACTGAAATATATGACAATCTTAAAGACAAAATTGAATTAACTACATTAACCAAAACATTAGAACAAATTCACAAAAATAAAACTATTGAACAATTATCTAAAATCAATCCTAATTCTGACTTACAAACTATAGTTTAGTTATTATTTTGGATTATTCTTGGATAATTTCGTGGTAAAATAAAAGATGTTATTAAAATAAAAAAATAAAATGATATGTATGAACCATAAACATTTACACTTATTCCATAAAATTCTAATATTTTTGTTAAACCATATACTAACAATATTGATATGCCTAATGTTGTTATTATTGAACTTGCTGACATTATATAATTATTACAGAAATTAATAATTATATTATATTTTAATTATGCTATCATATATTGTTTTTTATTTTCTTCTACAAAATATTCATCTAATGTTTTTGAATTCAATTTATGATAAGATAAAGCTATAAAACTTTCATAATTTTTAACTAACATATCTGGGTTTATGTCATGTTCTCCAGAATAACAAATTATAATACATGGCTCCGGATATAAACTTTCTATTATATCATCTGTTATTCCAAATTCTCTTCCTTTCTCCAAATATATTTTACCTTCTACAAATAAGGCATATCTATTTATACATCCTGTAATATATTTATTACTATTATCATAAACTAGTGGTCTATCTCCTATTTTTGTAGACATTCCTTCTGTTAACCAACCACCATCTTTTACAGCATCATAAAACGACCTATAAAAAAAGTAGTATTCGCCACAAGTATTATATATTTTTTTCTTTATATTGCCAAAAATTGAATAGAATTCCGCTGTTTTTATTTCACCTCCAGTATAGACAGCATCTGGTAGAATATAATATTCATTTGTGTTACAATTAACTAAACAACCTATTTGTGGAATATCTGTAAATAATTGCGTTACAATATTATCTATTTCAATATTACATACTTTTTTAGTATTTATTATTTCACTTGGCAACACAAACCAACAAGTAGTTTGTCTCATAAAATTTAGTCCATAAATATCTATTCCTGTTATATCTACTAATGCATATGGCGTTGCACCGTCTTCTCCAAAGATTATACCTTTGTACATATCGTCTGATATATTAGTATAATTACAACCAAGTATATCTAACCCTGACCTTACTTTTTCTAATATTGTTTCTGAGATATTACATTCACTATCTCTCATAATTATATATGGAAATGTTAGTTGCTCTTTTACTATATTATTACAAAATGGAATTTTTTCCATCATAAATTGTAAAAAAGGATATTTATGTTGTGATTCTACATGATAACATATAATATTTAAAATACAAACACCATTTTCATTTGCTATATCATTAAAACTCAAATTTCTATTTGATTTTTCTTCTAATAAATATTTATAAACCATTATTTATTATACATATTTATTGTTTAAATTATTTTTGTGTAACTCTATTTACATTTTTCTTTTTATTTCATCTTTTAATACTTCTATTCTATTATCTAAAACCTTTTTGGTTATTTCTTTTGCCAATTCAGGTTGTTCTTTATAATATTCTTCTAATTGGGATAATAAAAATTTACCAGATATAGTTCTACGTGTCTTCTTTTGTTTGTATATTAAAGCACCCCCATTTATATCAAAACAATCTATAGAATTATTTTTCATAACACTCACTAACGTTTCTGTCAATTCTTTTTTCTTATTTGTTTTCTCTTTTACTTCTGATTTTAGCTTAATTATTTCATTATCAAGCTTAATCCATTCTTTTATATTAAAAATTAATTCATCTTTTGTACTAACCTTTGGTTTTACTTGAACTATCTGTTCTTGGATTTCTTCTTTTTCTGGTTCTGAAATATTCATTAGTTTATACTTATAAATTATTTTAAATATGTTTTAATTATATATTACAATACATTCTTATCAAATTTTAATTCATTATTTATTTCCTCTTTGGCGACATGTCTCTTACATAGCCCATTTGTTGCTATCTTTTTACACCCACATTCTTTTCCCTTATTTGGTCCCGAATTTAATATTGCAGTACAACCTAGTTGTTCCTGTTCTGGAACATATGATTGGATTGGCTGTCCTTGTTCCACAACATTTTCTATCTTTTTCTTTATTATTGGAAGACGCTTTAATGGTGTTAATCCCTTTGCCTCTCTTTCAGCGTTCTTTTCCTCTAATAATTTTTTTCTTTCATTAATTTTTTCTTCTCTTTCTTTCTTTAAATTAGACTTTTCTTCCATTATTTTCTTTTTCTCTGACATCTTATAATTTTTTAATCCATTTCTATAATGATATTTACAATATGCTAATTCTGTATTTGGAATAGTTGATACATATTGATGCATACATTTACTATTACCATGCGTGTATAAATTGTTTAATTGACAACATGTTCCAAATTTAAATATTGTTCCATACAATTTAAATGTATAATTTAGTGAACCATAATATGGTTCTGAACTGGATTTATAATTGTTATTGTTATTGTTAGTTTGCAAATTTGGTAAAGGTTTATCTAAACTATTAATACCATATATTTCTTTTAAGTTTAAATCTTTATAATATGGTAAAACAGTAAATTGAAGATTTCTACAATAAGGACATTTAATAAAATAGTCTAATTTTGAATCGCGAAACTTTTGTAAATCCTTTTTTGAAAGATGTGTTATATCATAAGTCTTAAATTCATATTTTTGTTTATAAATTTCTTTATATAATGCATCATAATTAAAATGATGATTACATTCTAAAGTTACAAATTTATCTTTTAGTGGTAAACCTGTTATTTGACACATCTCGTCTTCATTATCGCTTTCTTCATCTAGGAGTTTATATAACTCCTCCTGAAAATTTATATTTCCTTCAATTATATATTTTGTCATCTATATTTCTTTTACCGAATATCTTTAAATTTATTTTGTATATTTAGTTATATTATGTCACCGAGCTATTGGGGTCCCAGCACTTGGGTATTTATGCATACTTTAGCGGCTAAAATTAAAGAAACCAGTTTTCCTGTTATTGGTCCTAATTTAATTCTTGTTTTAATACAAATTTGTAATAATTTACCTTGTCCAGAATGCGCACAACATGCTAAAGAATTTTGGTCTAGGGTTAAAACAAGTAATATTAAAACAAAAGATGATCTTATAAATTTGCTTTTTGTATTTCATAATACAGTTAATAAAAGAAAACAATTACCACTATTTAAATATGAAAATATACAATATTATAAAACTAAAAATATAGTTAATACGTATAATACGTTTTCAAGAAATTTTAACACTCGTGGAAATATGAATTTAATAAATGAGTCTTTTCGTAGAAATATAATGTTATCATCTTTAAGAGCGTGGATGATGCTAAATTTAAGTCATTTTGAGTTCTAAATATGTAGGGGGTTTTAAGACCTATTTATCTGCATATTTATCTATAGTATTATGTAGTTTTTAAGACCTAGTTATCTACATATTTATCGGCAGTACTATGTGTTTATCTAAATAATATTATAAATTACCAACTAATGTCCCATCCTTATAAACATTGCAACGAAATTGTTGTTTAGAAGGCATTGTACATACTTCTTTGTTAGTATTTACTTCATTTATATACAAATAACTCTTCAAATTTGAACCGTACATTATTAAACCCGATATTACGCTTCCTAAAAATATACCGCTTAATACATCACCAATTACAAGACTTGAGAAAAATCCTGGAATACATAATAATGATTTTTTTATAAACAAGTCTAATGCTATATAAGCTATAAAGAAAGAAAGCACTCCATAATTAATGAGATTTATTTTATTTTGTGTTGAAATCATTATCATTGGTGTTATAAAATACATCATTGTAAATGATAGTATGTATGTGCTATATGTTACATCTTTTGGAATAAATAACTCTGATAAACCTGTTAAACAAATATTGGGAATTTCTGTAATTGGTTCTTTACCTGAAGATAATCCTTTAAATACAATTATTCTTATAAAGGTTATTATAAAAATCCATATAAAGAATACAAATACTTTTTCCATTGTTGCTGTAAACATTGAAAATACAATTATACTAACACAAATTATTATTGGAGAATAAAATGACAATGAGTTAAACATATTCATTACATTATTTAATAATGCATTTTGTAATTCATTTCCTACTGGCATATATTATTTTATTATATTAAAATTTTTTTATAACTTTGTAAAAGTTTGTAAAATTTTGTAAATAATATAATATTATTCAAACACTAAACCAAATACATCCTCTATCGTTGATACTGCGTTAAATTTTATACCTTTTGTTAGTTCATCATCTTTATACTTCTCCATAAAACTATCATAATCTTTCTGGTTTTCTTTTGGATATATAAATTCTGTTACTCCAGCCTTTATACCTCCCAAAAATTTTAAATCCAAACCACCTATTTCTGTTACTTTTCCATCAAGTGTTATTTCTCCTGTAATTGCTATATTATATTTAATTTTTTTGTTATTGATTAAACTATAGATAGATGTTGTAATTGCTGTTCCAGCACTTGGTCCATCTTTTGGAGTAGAACCTTCAGGACAGTGTATGTGTATACCATTTAAACTATGATTTTGTTCATTCCATATTTGGTCTCTTCTTTCAATTGGCGTTAAATTCCATGCGAGAGTTAATGCTACATTCATTGATTCTTTCATAACATCTCCTTGCATACCTGTTAAATGTAACATCAAAAATTTTTCACTTGGACGCCAATTTGTTTGTATTGGTATTACACCTCCTTTTCCTTGAGCATTGGCCCATAAACCATTAATTATACCTACTTTATTTTCATTATGTATTTTTTTATGCTTTATTTCTTGTTTATCTTTGAAATACTTTGTTTTTATATCTTCTATACTTATATTTATTGGAATCTCATATTGTGTGTCAAAATTCTTTAAAATATCTAAATTTATTTCACCTACTATTTCAAATAGTATTTCTTTTAACTTTCTAACACCTGGTTCTAATGTATATTCCTCTATTATAAACTTTAATACGTCATTTGAAAAATATATCATATCTTGTAACCCCATTTTATCATATACTTCAGGTAAAATATGTGTATTTGAAATTACTAATTTTTCATCTAATGTTAAACTTTTAAATTTTACACGATGAACTCTATCTAACATAATTTTATCAATAGCATCTACATCATTGTATGACAAAATAAATAATGCTTTTGATAAATCTAAATCTATTCCTGAAAAATATTTATCCTGAAAACAGTCATTTTGGGCTGGGTCCAATAAATGTGTCAAAATACCTATTATTTCCTTTCCATGTTCGGTTTTTGATATTTTATCAATTTCATCAATAAAAATAATTGGATTCATACATTTTTTATCAATCAGAATTTGAACAATAGAACCCCATGTTGAACCTACATAAGTATAATTATGACCATGTAAACTTGAACCATTTGCATCACCTCCCATTTGAATCATTGCAAAAGGTCTTGATATTCCATTTTCGTCTTTTAGACAGTCTGCTAATCCTTTTTTTGCCAGGGTAGTTTTACCAACACCTGCAGGACCTTCAAAACCAAAACAGTAACCATCTTGTTTTCCATTTATCCACTGACCTATTATTCTTTCTATCTGTTTTTTCGCCTTATCATGTCCATGAACAGCTTTATCTAAAGTACATTTTACATTTTTCATGTAACTATTTATTTCCCCATATTTTAACTCTATTTCATTTGAGTAAACTAACAAATCACTGTTAGTATTTGAATTTGATTTTATATTATTATCATTTTTAATATCAAATAATTCTGTTAATAATTTAGTATCCTCTTTTTTACTCTGAACAAATTCAAATATATCATTTTTTCTCTCATGCATATTTCTATTATTTAGTTTTAGTTTTTTATGCGATAACTTGTTTTTTAGAATTATTCCATTTATTTTTATCACAATCATTTTTAATTCGCTACAAGAGAAACTCTCTAATTTATTATTTATTTTATTTACTACGTTTATTTCTTTTTCTGAGCTATTTTTTACTCCTTTTAATGCAGTTAATATTTCTAAACTGGTATAATTATCTTTTATTGGCATGTTTACAACTTTACAAGTTTTATTTATTTGAAGCATATTTATAAATTGTAATTTTATTTCAGACATTGTATTCAATATTGGTTCTCTTCTATAAATATTAAATGGAATTTTTAATAAACCATCCAAATATTGCCTTGCTTTTGAACCTGAATCCTCTGATTTTGCTTTTATTTCCTTTAATTTTTGCATTGCTTTTTCTTTTACTGAGTCTGAAACCTTTAATAAACAAATTTGTTGTTCTAATGGAATCTTTTGTATATCAAAATTTGATAAATCAGTTGTATATTGAATTGTGTTTTTCATAGCATCTTTAAAATATTTTTTTATTGACCAAGGAAAACTGTCAAATAATATTATCTGTTCTTGTGTATCTATTATTCCATTGGTATCATTAGATAAAAGGTCATATAATAAATAAGCTAGATACTGATTATCATGTTTGTCTATTTTAATCAATAATTGTATTATTATACTTCGTTTTATAAATAAATCTGAACTAATAAATTCTTTTACTACCTGTGTTATTGTTTTTTGTCTTAATGTATTTAAATTACTTAAATATCCAGCATATTTTGAGTATATTTCATGTGGTTCTGAAATTAAATAGTCTTTTAAATTTAGTGATTGAATAAATCTGGTAAAAGTATCCCCTTGGAATTCTTGACTCTGTGGAGAGTTTTCTTTAATGGCTTGATATTTCAAATTTACATATTTATTATTTAAAAAATCAATCATTATATCATCTACCGTTCCTGTTATTATTAGACTTTTCTTATGTTGTGGATTATGTATTATTACTTGAATACCGTATACTTTTAGATGAAAAGACTTTACTTTTATACTTATATCTGCACTATCTAGATTTTTTGATTTTTCATTTAATTGCGACTCGTCTGATTTAGATTGTTTATCATTTTCACTTTTTTTAGTTCCTAATAATTTATAGCCTGTTGGATGAAAATATTTTTTTAACAATTCAAATTTATTCTTATCCATATCTGAAATTGCATAACTATTTACCGAGTTATTTCCAAAACATATCCATAATAAATCTTCAAATAAATCAGTTCCAAATAATTTAAATAAACTTGATAATTCATTATTAACTATCTGAAGAATATTTATAATATTATCAGTGTTGCTTTTTATACTAACATCTGTTATATCTTTTATTTTTTTACTTAGTTCAAAAAGAGTATTAATACAACTGTTTACCTCACTAACTCCTATTATATCTAAAATTTTATTTTTTTGAACATGTAATATTGTCTTTTGAATTACATCCTGAAAAAATAACAACTTTTTTTCAATTAACACTACAATTTCAGGTGTAGTTTTGTTGCCCGGCGATTTTTTAATATTTGTATTTTTATCACTCATTATATATATAATATATAAATATATATCTTTTTGAACTAAAGATAATTAAATTTTTTGTCTCTTACCAATATACCGAATAAATATATATTGTTAAATATATTAAATACATTATTACATAGTAATATACATGGGAATACCTAGTTACTTTTCATATGTTGTTAAAAATCATCCAAATATTATTAAAAAATATTTCA